CACTTCCATCCCGTGCATGAATCGGTCCGCCTCGGCGGCCCACTGGTACAGGCTGGATTTCTTCGTGACCACGATGGGGACGTACTCGGGCTCCTTCATCCAGATATACCCGATGGCGTTCAGGACTTGGAGCGTCTTGCCGAGCCCCGTATCGTCGCCGAGGATCATGTCCTGGACCTGGAGCAAATTCATGATCCCGCGGACCTGATAGTCCCTGACGCGGACGGGACCCTCGACCCCGAACTCGTTCACGTACCTTTCCCTCAGGAAGGGGGACGGCCTCAGGACCGGATCCTTGAGGGTCCGGATTGACCTGATCTTCTGCAGCGCGGCGTCTCTTTCCATGCACGGGATGTTACATCGAAGCTCCCTGGCCGGGGGAGCTTCTCGCCGCTCCGCGCCGCGCGTAGGATCCTGGATGAACAGGAAAGAAAGAAGGGCCTCGGCAGCCCGGGCGAGGCGGCTCCCGGTCGTCAGGCGGACATGCGGGGGCTGCACCGAGTGCTGCACCGCCCTCGGGGTTCCGGAGCTCGAGAAGGGCTTCCATGAGAAGTGCCGGCACGAGGGGGACTCCGGCTGCGGATCCTACGACGAGAGGCCGCAGCAGTGCCGAAACTTCTCCTGCCAGTGGCTCCTCGGGAGCATGGAGGATAAGGACAGGCCGGACAAGATCGGCGTCATCTTCGACATATCGTCCGGCGGCGCCTTGGGCCGGATCCCGGTCGCGATAGAGACGAGGGATGGAGCGACTGAGTCCGGGGAGGGCGAAGAAGTCCTCCGGCTGGTCGCAAAGAACTCCGCCGTCGCCGTCATATCGAGGGACGGGAAGCAGAGGCTGGTCGGGGCCCCGAGCTGGGCCGACGGGCTCCGGCTCGACCTCATCGGGGACCTTCCGGAACAGCCTAGTTGAACGCGAAGTACGCCCCGCCGAGGAGGCTGTGCTGCAGGCCGTCGTACACGAGGCTGTAGCCGGCGTACACGCCGAAATTCTTCGTCAGGTCCATGCCGGCGCCTCCGCCGGCGCTCCGAATTCCGGTGTACGCCGCGAGGTTGAGCTCCAGTCCGGGGACGTGGAAGAAGTCCCATCCTATGCCGGCGTCCCAGAACGGCTTGAAGTCCCCATCCGACTTCGCAGACTGGACAACCTGCGGAGCGAGAATGCCGGCCTGGGCCCGTATGCGGAGCCTGAACCACGGAGGGGGAGGAGCCTCACGGTAGAAGACCCGGATCGGGAGCTGCATCTCGAGATCCCTGTCCACGTGCTCCCCAATCCGGAGCTTCGCCTTGACCGGGTTCTTCTCGCCCCCGTTGACGTAGACTCGGTCCTCCCAGTCGCGGATGATGACGATGGGCTCCGGGAACTCGAGCACAGCCTTCGAACCGTGAATGTCCTGAAGCTCCCGAAGGGCGTCCGTGACGAGCTCCTTCTGTTCTTTTGTCAGGCACATGCCTCCGGAGTCCGTCACTTCCTTCGGACAGAACGGGGCAGGAGGGGAGACCTGCGGGGACGCGGGGTCCGTGATCGCCACCTCGGACCCCGCGGCCGCCGGAGATGCAAGCAGGACGGACGCAACCAGGGCTGAGAGCTTCATTTCTCCCCGAGGTCCCTCAACAGAGCTCCAGCATCGACTCCCTTGTCGTTGTTCCGAACCTCGTAAACGTCCGGCTCGATCTCCACGACCTCCCTGACGTCCCGGTTCTTGACGCCCTCGGGGAGGTCTATGACGACCTCGCCCTTCTCCGGGTGCACGACGGTGATAGTGCCCGGGTCGTCGAAGATACCGGGGTCTTTGATCTCCGTGCTGACCGGTGCCTGCACGTACCCCTTCTCATCGGACTCCCCGGGCTGTATCGGCTTCCCGTCACCGTCTACGCGGTCCGGAGGCACGACTCCCCGGGCGTTCTGGCCCTTTTCCTTACCAAAGAGCCTCCCGAGGATGCCGCCGAGCTGCACGTCCTTGCCGAGGAAGACGAGGGCGAGCCCGCCCACGATCACGAAGACCGCTACAGCCGCCGCGATCGGGTACCGGATGAGCCACTTCCCGACGGACTTGGCGAAGGCCTTGATGTACTCCCAGATGAACGTCATGCGGAACGGTACGGTGTTTCCGGTCCGAACAGACACTCCGCCTTTTTTGGCGGGACAGGGGCAAAGATGAAGTTCTCCGACATCAAGCAGGAGCTCCTCACCACCTTCCAAGAGGCTATCGACGAGTTTGTCGCCTCGGCAGAAGCGGCCGAGGCGAGGCAGGAGGACCCGGTCTCGATCTGCAGCGTCGAAATCAGCTTCGTCGGGCTGTCAAAGCCACAGATCGAACCGGGCGTCAGGAACCTGAACGTGACGAAGAAGGTCCCTGCCTGATCAAAGGAACTGGTCGTCGGGGCAGCACCACCATCCAGCCCCTGCTACGCACCCTGCCTTCGGGGCGGTCCCACCTCCCGCGTCCTTCTTGAATACGAACGGGAGCCCCTTCCCGGCGCAGAAGGAGACGGCAGTGGCGTCGTCGTACGGGTGGAACCCGCCGAGGCTCTCGTAGCAACACACGGCGTTGCCGTCGGACTTCGAGCACCCGACCTTAGGGCCGCCGGAGTTCAGGCAGATCCCGTACGTCGACGGAGGTACGCCACCCTGGCACGAGCCCGTGATAGCTCCCTCACAGTCGGAATCTTGCAGGCACTTCTTGCCCGGGGCGCATTTGATGGGGTTCTTCGGGCCGCCGCAGTCCACGTCGGTCTCCTCGTCATCCTGCAGATTGTCGACGTCGTATCCGAGGCAGCGCCCCGATCCCTGGTCGCACGCGGTCGCGCAGTCCGAGTTCAGGCTACAGAAGCAGATACCATCTGAGCCGCAGATCCCCGACTTACAGTCCGATCCCTTGGAGCAGGTGACCCCCGCGGAGCAGAAGTACTTGAACGGCTTCCCGGACCCGTAGGCGCAGTCGTCCGCCGCGAACGGCCTCGCGCAGGTCAGGCAGTCGCCGGTCGGCGGCGGCGACGTCGAGTACGTCTTCGAGCCGTCGCAGACGTCGTAGGGGCCGTCAAGGGTACAGGCCCCCGCCTGGGACGAGCAGGAGGTGGCGATGTTCGGGTTGCACTTCGACGGGACGGCGCACTTCCCGGCGCAGAGCGTCGCGACCTCCGCCGCCGTGTATTCCACGCACCCGCACTTGTTCGCTACCTTGGCCCCGCAGGTCTCCGGCGCCGTACACGTGTGGATGCACTTCGAGGTCCCTCCGCATCCGTCGGGGACCTCGCCGCAGGTCACGTTATCGTTGGCGCAAGGCTGGGGGACGCAGGCGTCCGCCCCTCCCCCGATCCCTCCACCACCGGTTCCGGCGGAGCCCGCAGCCCCTCCTCCGTCCTGGTCGCCTCCGGTACCGGACGACCCGGACGCGCCTCCGGCGTCCTGACCAGCCGCGCCTCCGGAGCCCGTCCCGCCCGTCGGGACGATCCCGGCTTCTCCTCCGGACGGTCCCCCGCCTGTTTGGGCCCCGGCTTGCCCGCCCGTGACGGATCCGGCTTGCCCGCCCGTGTTCGGGGCCTCCGTCAAGTTCGTGGACGTAGACCCGCAAGCGACGCACAGCGTCAGAATCAGAAAATATCCTCGCACGTTCTCCATCGATCCTCCGGGCCCGCATATGTGGGCCGGATTCGGATCTACGGAGTTACCAGGAACCCCTGGTTGTTGTACATGCTGAAGTTATTCTGATAAAGCAGCGTGTTCGCGTCGGCCAAAGAATGTCCGGTCTGAACTCCGCGCAAGGTTTGGTTCGGCGGCCCAGGGTTGGCCGGACTCGTAAGAGCACTCGACACCCCAGCAGAGATCTGGTTAACCTTGAAATCTCCTTCAGTGGAGCTCCCCCCACCGAAGGAATTGCCGATGACGGATCCCCTCGGGAGGTGATTTCCGGCCACGGCGGATGCAAACACCTGCATCTGAACGCCGGATGCGTTCGGGTTGTTTCTAATGACGTTGTCGTTTGCCACGATGGTGCACGGTGCAAACTCGTCCGTTGTGATCCAATCTCCAACCTGCACGTAGACACCGGATGTCGTGTTGGCGTGGACCTTGTTCCTACAGAAGGTGAAATCCCCGATCTCGGCCGAGCTCGACAGAAACACACCGTTTGTACAGAAGGAGACCTCACTGTCCGTGATAGACCACGTTCCGAACACCGAATTCGTGAGGAGCGCCTGGATCCCTGTGAGGCAATCCCGGATTTGCAGCTTCGAGACATAAAATCTGTCGAAACTACCTGCACTCCCAGTATACAGGGACCCGAAGAGAGCGTTCACATACCGGAATCCGACTGTCGCGGATGGGACACCGACGACCGTAAAGCCCATGATCCGAACACCGGACACCTCGAGGGAGGTCTGACTTGTGCTCGCACCACTGGAGTTCGGCTCGACACTAAAGAGATTCGTACCCCAGGATCCGGCCAAAGCGTCAGACCCGCGCATGAAGACGTTTCGGATGCTGAAGTTCCCCCTGAGGTCGCCCGCAGAGTAATTCCCTGTCCTAACGCGGACCCTGTCCGTTGGAGCTGTGAGCGGACCGGACAACTTGTAGTCTTCGAGGAAGATTCCGTCGACATCCATCATCCGGTCACACTTCAGGAAGAGATCTCCGGACTCCCCGAGTTGACTCATTCCGACGAGGGTGACTCCCCGCATGAACAGATAGTTCGCCGCGATAGCAATGGCACCCCAAATCGCGGTCGCGGGACGCGCACCGCCGAACTCCGTCGTAGTGAAGAAGGAGCCCAAGTCCTGCGTCGGGTACCCGTGGTTTACGCCGGCCGTCCCAGCCTGATCGAACCCGATGACCACATCTCGGATTTCAACCCTCCCGGAATTGAGGTTCGCCTCAGGGAAGGTCTCATCGGTCCATGACAGCCCGACCGTGAAGGGATTCACGGTCGTATTGGACCTCGGGGCGATCCACTTACCACCGGCGATGACGAACCTGTCCACCCTGAGCGAACTGTCGGTTGTGACGAACGGGGTCGCGGTGGTCGCTCCACCGTTGGCGATGGGAATGAGGTGGATCAGGACGCTCACCGCCCCGGCAGTTGTGTTTGCCGTGACCTCACAATCCCTGTACTCCAGGTGGTCGATGTACGCGCCCTCGAGGCCACCGAAGGAGTTGTAACCGTTCGGATCGAGATCCACGACCCCGCAGTTTCCGACGAGGTTGTTGTTTGCATCGACGGTAGTGCTTCCGAGACGAATCCTGCAGTCACAGAACAGAATCCTCCCAGTGCCCGTGTATCCTCCGATACTGGAGGCCACCTTCAGAACGGGTAGGTTGTCCCCACTTGTTAGGTCACAATCGAAGAAAGTGTACCCGTCCTTCTGGATCCCGTCCCCGGCGAGAATGGAGACGAGAGGAGAGGTGGTACTGTTCGCAAGGATGGAACAGCGCTCGAATTGGCCGGCGTATCCGTCGTCGAACTCAAAATGAGCCCTCCAGGCCTTGACGTCGGAGGCGGCAAGGCGAGACGTCGTTTTGACCTGGACCCTGAGGTCAAACCCGGATCCGACGAGGCGCAGGTCACGGAGCTCGAGCTTGCAGTTCGAGTTTGCCCGGACAGCCGGGTTCGTCCCGTCCGTGAGCGTGATGATGGACGCATCCCACCCTTCACCTTCGAGGATGAGGTGCATGTCCGCGGGCACGTCGATCAGACCATTCGCGGCCGAGATCGTGTAATTCCCCTTCTTAACCTGGATGCGGACGGTCGAGTCCGCCGCTCCGACGTATGCATTCCAGAACGTAAGCGCCTGCTGGATTGCGTTCACCCCGTTGAAGTCGCCGAACGAAACCGTCCCGTCGCCGACGGTCGTCACCCACTTCGCGTTGATCTGACGGAAGAGTGTGACGGCCTCGAGGTTCCCCTCACGCTTCCCGAAGATCCGGAGGGTGTCGTCACCCTGCGTGACCGTCGACGAAGTGACCGGGATGATCTTCTTTCCTGTGGTGGCGGTCCCAGCCGTCGCCATGTTCAGGTCGTACAGGCGCATGGCGCCAGTCGTGTTCGCGAAGGCGGCAAGGTCTCCAGCATCGTCCTGGGCCTCGACGAACCACTTCACACCGTCGATGAGAGGGAAGAAGGAGTGGACTTGAAACGGCAGATACGCGGTCGCGTCCCTCCCGAATTGGACCTTGAAATATCGGGGACTGCCGGCCCAACCTCCAGTCGGGTCGATGTCGACCGTGAAGGTGTCCGAGACGTCTGTCGTGTTTCCATCGACGCCGCCGGTTTCGATATTGTTCGCGACCAGCGCGATGACGGTCCTGGCGGAGAAGTCACCTCGAATGAACTTCTTGAAGAAATTCTCGTATTCCGTCCTGACCTGCGCCGTAACGGTCAATGGAAGAAGACCGTCCGGCCCGAGGGAAACCGTATGGCCCGCAGCATTGAGCCCCGAGCCATCGAGCCGGAACTGATCAATCGAGTACAGCTTCACCGACTGGATCCGGACGTCGCTGTTTGATCGGTTCAGGAACTTCGCGACCGTGGACTCAGCCTGGACGGGTACCTCCCCGAAGTCCATGACCTCCGGGAACAGAACGATCACCGGCTCGACCAGGGCAATGTCCGCTGCCATGGCCGGGAAGCTGACAAGTTGCTCCCCCTCGTCGAGCCCCCCATACACACCGGCGGGAAGTCCAAGCCTCGTGAGAGTTGTCGGATTTCCGGAGGCAACCGTAATGGTGGCCTGCGATCCCCGCCCAACGCCAAAGAATTTGATTTCCGAGGGGCCGGACGGTTGACAGAGGTAGTAACCTTTGTACAGGCCCGGAGTGAGTCCGAGGGCCTGCAATGCATCCGAGAACCCGCCGGTCGGCCTGATCTCGAGGGAAGACGTCGTCCCGTCTGTATTGTTGCTCCTGATCGCTAGGAAGATCCCATTCGTCAGCGAGACGGGGGATGCGGTGACGCCAGCGACCGCGCCGTTGATGAGAGCGACGACGTCAGCGACGGTCACCGCTCCGGTGAGGTCGACGGACGTGAACGCGCCGCCATCCACCGCAATGTCGATCGAGGAGGCAACCCCGTTGAACGTGAAAGGCTGACTGATGGTCCCCTGGACATGAGATGCGCCGGATCCGGAAATGGTGAGGGCGTTGGACCAGAGGTCGTTGATCCTGGTGACGACTTGATCTCTCGTCAGGAGGGGGCCGGATGGGAACGTCGCGACGATGACCGCGTTGAATCCGTACTCCGGGTCGTCGACAGTGAAGGTAACGGTGTCAGTCCCGTCGAGGGAGGCCAGGTCACTGTTGAAGGTCTCGACCTCGGCGCGCGTCGGCATCCGGGCATAATAATCGAGGTACAGCCATGTCGCGTCGGCCGTGACCCGCGCGTGCATCGGGACACCACCAGGGACGTCGAGAACCCTTACGGGAGGAAGAAAGCCGTCGCCGATAAGGATCGAGGCGGATGTGTCGGTCAGGATATCTTGCCCGTCCAGCGTCTTCAGAAGGGCTGTCCCCCCGAGCAAGTCCAAGGACACGGTCACGATGCCCCTGTTCGGAGCGTCGACGCCATTGTACGTACCCGCGACGAGACCGAGCTTGGTGAGGGTGCCCGCGACGAAGTCCGCGAGGATGACCTGCCCGGTTGATCCGACGGTCGACCCTCTGATGCTCAGGATTCCGGCGTCGGCGAACGCGACTGTGGAACCGACGGTGGTGTTGATCCTGGCGGCGACACGAGAGGCGGTCGTGTCCGTGCTGGCAAATGTCACGGTGGTCGCGATGCCTGCGTCCACCGTGACCGTGATGGCGTCACCAGCGAGGATCGTATACGGAGGCGTCGCGGTGCTCGTGACGTAGGCCGGGGTCGACTCGTCAGCGCCGCCCTCTACCGCCGTGACGGAGGCTGAGTGGACGGTTCCGAGGGCGATCCTGTCCCGGGTCGCCCCGGGGAGCGGCGTGTACTGGAGCCTCGAGAACCTTGTCTGAAGGTCTAGGATCTGCTGTGAGCGGGGCCTTGTCATGTCTCTCCGTCAGAGCAGGGCGTACCAAACTTCGAGCACGTCGGTCGTCTTCAGGGGTGGGTTCGAACTCGGCGCAGGGATCGAGAGGTGAGTGAGATCTTGGTCTGTTGTTCCGCCGACGATGTAATCCGTCCCGTACTTGAGCTTGACGCCGTTGACGAACATCATGACCGTCGTCGGATCCAGGGGCCTCGAGCTCAGTGTGAAGGCAGTCTGACCGTTCGATGTGATCGGGAGGGTCTCCTGCTTCAGCGAGGTGAGGTTGATGTCGCTAGATCCATAGAAAATCGGATCGTCGTAAATGTCGTTGACGAACAGCGGACGATCGTTCAGGGGCGGGCTCACTGTGTCCACGTCCCCGCGCCGCTTCTCGAGCGGGCGCCCCCAGACCCTGAACCGATCGACGGCCGTGAAGCCTTCCCCGGTCCCGCTCGCCGAGTGAAGGATGTCCGTGTCCCGGAAGTAGGACGGAACTGCTCTGGTGACAATCACCATCTGGAGTTCGTGGCCCGGATGGACCTCGACGGAGCTGATGGACTCCGGCTGGGATCGGACGAGATAGGCGGTTCCCACAAGGATCGACCCGACCTCCGAGTTCGGGCGGGCTTTCGGCATGCGGGAGGCGATGGCGCCGCCGGGCCACGGCGGGGAGACGGACCACGCGGCGCCGCCGCGGGTCGTCTTGAAGACGCCGACGCTGGAGAAGCTCGAGGTCCCGTCCACGAGCACCATCTTCTCCCCGCCTACGCCGGACGTCCCGCTCGCCTGTCCGCAGACGAACTCCGTGCCCTCCCAGGTGGAGGACCCGGGCGGGGTCGGGTTGGTTGGGGCCTGATACGGAGGGAAGACCATCGTCCCGATGGCGATGGCGCCTACATTGCTCGAGCTGCGCTGCTGATACAGAGTCTTTCCGGCAAAGTCCTTGTCCCGGAAATACTTCCCGAGCGGGAGCGTGCTGACGGACCCTGCGAACTCTGGGTTGACGTCCCGGTCGAACACCTCCGACAGGGCGTCCCTCTTGATCTCCGGCCTGGACGCAAGCGATGCCGTCACGACCGGGAACTTCGGAGTCGACCAGTCCTCGTACCCGACCCTGTTCAGCGAGAACCTGCGGTTCAGGTCTACGATGGTCCCGGCAAAGTCCTCGACTTGGTCTGGGGCCTCCGCCGTATTGAGGAGCGGGATCGGATTCGACCCGGACAGGCGCCCGGACCCCATCGACGTGATGAAGTTCATCGCCGTGAGGACTTCGTACCCCCGCTTGTTCGGGAGCGTGAGGCTCTCGACCGGGCCGAGTTGATTCGTAGCGATACTGGTCGCCTCGGACACAGTGAGGGGGCCGAGTCGCTGCGGATCGTCCGAAAACGCACTTTGGCTCCCGAACACGTCGCCCTGGTACGGCTGACGGCTGTAGTAGAACGTGAGCTCGTTGTTCGCAGAGTTGAGCGAGAGCGGGGCGGGGGTGATCACGCCAACGACGCCATCGCTCGTCGCCGTGAAGGTGTCGATAGCCAGGGGCAGGGATCCGCCGCCGCTCGTCCTGGCGACCAGGAGGCGCCCGTTCGTCTGAAGCCATCCACGGTCGACGCCGAACACGGTGCACTCGACGAGGAACTCCGAGTTGTCCCAAGTCGTGCCCGCCGGCGCCTTCTTGAAGTCGATGACATCCTTGTTGAGGACGAAGGTCGGGTCTCCGTTGATGTCGACCTCGATGAGGAAGGTCGGCCCATCAAAATCATCGCGAAGTAGGTTGACGTCCGTCCCCACGCCGCCGACGTAGACGCGGTCGGTGTTGAAGGGGGACGCGGTCGGGACGGTTGGGTACGGGGCTGCCCCGGACGTGTCGCGCAGGTAGACACCCGTGATTCGCGCCGGCATAATGAACGGCGGGAATTCGATGCCCTCGAACGGGCCTCCGTCCACCGACCTGATCTGCGTGCTCTGGAATTTCCGTCCGAACATGGACGGGAGCGTGCCAGTCCCGTAGGTCTCCCCGGTGACCGGGGTAACGACGTAGTATCCGGCCGTGCTCGGGTAACTGACGAGGCTCCGGTTCCAATCCGAGGTGTCCGTAGCACCGAACGGCCCCTCCTTCGACATCATGAAGAAGTTGATGCCGGACGGGAACCTGGTCGTAGTGACCGGAACGATCGGAACGTGGTGCAGGCCGGGACGCGGCAGGTAATTGAACGGGACCTCGACGAACCTCGCCTGCACTCCGACGTAGAACAAGTTGAGGGGGTCCACCGTCGTATGGACGGTGGCGGTCCCGGGCGGGTCCAGGGTCGGCATGGCGCCCTGGTAAGACCCCCCATCGGTCCAGTTGAGCTTCGACCCGTCACGGGCCAGGAGCGGCGGGACGAGGACGTTTCGATAAGGTTGGACGAAGACAGTCCTGCTACCCGGGTCAATCATGACCTCGGAGGTCGTCGCAAGGTCCCGGTTCCTACCGGTCTGGACGTACGGGGAATCTCCGACGTAGGTCGGGATCATCCGGCTCCGGTCAGAGAGGCCGGGCCTCTGCATGATCCGTGACGAGTTCGTTGCGTTCCCGCGATAGTGGACAGTGTGGACGTAATCTGGCTTGTGAGACGCCCCGCGGCCGGCGCCTACGACGACCGCGAACTGGATGTGCATCCGAGTGTTGTTGGTCTGGTCGGCGGTAGGGGCGCCGAAGGCCGACATCGCGTCGTCGAACTCCTTGAGCCGAGTCCCGTCGGTGTCCCCGTCGAACGTGATGAGGAGGTCGCCGGTCAGCGAGTCCAGGGCGACCGAAATCCCCTGGCCGTCCTTCATGATTCGGTTGCCGGTGGACGTGAGCCCATTCGTGTTGGTCGCGGACCGAACGGTGGTAGAGAGAGGGACGCCCCCGTTCGGATCCGTCGTCATGCCCTCGAACCTGATGAGCACGGCATCTTCGTCCTCGGACGGAAGGACGAACCGGACCTGGTCCGCGTCCCCGGCGGGGAGCCCAATCTGGAACGAGGAGAGCTTGAGTCTCAGGACGTCGCCGTTGTACCACCACGGGACGCTGCCGTACAGACGGGATCCAGGTCCGTGGCCCGTGCCGCCCGCCTCCCAGGTCACACTGACGACGTAAGGATTGACGGCGAATACGAGCTCGGAGTTGAGGGCGGCGGCGTTGGACGGGACTGTGACCGGCGCCTCATAGCGCTCGGTCATGACAGCGTCGGACCAGGATCTCCTATTGCCGTTCGGAGCGTCGAGCCTACTGAGACCACCGACGAAGATGGACCCGTCAGTGATTCTGTCGCCGTAGAGGACGACGGGCCCGGCGGAGTTCGTCGACCCGTACCGCTTCCACACCGTGCGGAGGTTCCCCTTCATCAGCTCGGTGAGGCCCGTCTTGAGAATAGCCTCATAGTCGAACTTGTCGGCGACTCCGTGCCGCATGTCCAGGATGTCGGTCCTGGCGATCTGATCTGCGAAAAGCCCGTCGGGGCGGACGGTGTAAGGGATAAGCTCGGTGTCGGCCAGGTGTTCACGGATCGTGGTCTGGAGCTGGCCGCGGTCGAAGGTAACGACGAAGGAGGTCGGCCCGGTCTGCGTGACGTTGTTGACGCGAACGATCTCGTCGTCGACCCTGAAATAGGCCTCCCCGAACGACGTCATCCCCTCGAGGACGGTCCCAGAGATTGAGGTGAGGGTGAACTGAACATCGGTTTCGCTGATGTCCGCCGGGAGCAGGACCGAACTAGAGTAGACGAGGGTATCTTCCCGCAGGGTCGCCGAACTGTTCCTGTTGAAAGCGCCGGCGAGGTTCCCGACGTCCGAGAACCCCGCGCCATTCCGGCGGAAGACCGCGAACATGGGGATCGCATAGACGTATCCGTCCACCGTTCCGAAGGTAGCGGGGTCGCCCGTCCCGGCGCGCCACAGGCCAGGGTCCCCAAGGGCCTCGCGCATGTTCGCGAACCCGACGGAGCTCGGGGAGGTAAGTGCGCCCTGGGCGAACACGACCGTAGGGTCGAAGCCCTCCGGATACTGAGCGATATTGATCCCCGGGACGACCCTGATCCTGTATTGGATCTGCACCCTCTTCGTGGTCTCGTAATTGAGGTCGGGGTCGACAAGCTCGTCCTGAAGGTACGAGAACCCGCTCTCGACGTTCCCGAACCTGTAGAGGAAACCGCGCTGCGGCTTCCCCGGGGCGATCCCGGGGGGTGCTGGATCGACGTCGACCCGCTGCAGCCACACCTCGAGGAAGACGAAGTCCGCCCTGTTCCCACCCGTGGAAGTCCCGGGGGGATTGAGCTCGATCTTGTTCCAGGTGACAGTATCGTTCGGGGACAGGGGAGGCTGTCCAGTCCTGGTCCCCGCGACCGGGACAACCCATCCGTTCACGACCGCCCACGGCACGTTCCGAAGCTCGCCGGCGGCCTGGCGCCCGAAGTAAAGGTGGTTCGACCAGGCCGGGTTCGTCGAAAAGTCGTGGCGCGGATTCAGCTCGTCCATGAGCCATCCGCTCGGGACCCTAGAACGGACCTCCTCGGCGCGGGACTCGAGCTCCGCGAGCGCAAGAAGATTCAGCTCTGAGTCGAGCGGTGGCTTACCCGCCTGGAAGACGACGATGGCGAACTGCTTGTCTCGGCCGTCAATGACCCTGGAGACTCCTGATCCGAGGCTGTTGGGCATCTCAGACTGGCTCCATCATCAGAAGGTGACCCCGGAGGTCGTTGATTGGCTTCGTGAGCTCCATTTTCACTCGGTCCTGCGCACGGGTAGCCGAAGACCCAGCACCGGCCGTGCATAAGTGCCTTAGTGAGGCACAATACCGGGTCAGCCGAGGAGCAGGATCCAGTCCGATAGGTGGTACGACTTGTCCGGGTCGTTGTTCGTGACACGAAGCCGGATGTTGCCGGGCCCGAACGCGAAGGCCTGCTCTACGTCCGGCGTCAGGGTGGCGAGGGTCGAGGTGTTCGTCGAGTCCCTGATCTCCACCGTGAAGGTGGCCGGGTCGAACGCCTGAAAGGCCACCGCGACGGTGTCGTAGTTGTACAGGAGGCGGTCCGGAGGAGGGGCACCGGCGGCCGGGTAATCTGCCGGCTCCGAGTATAGGGTGAAACCGTGCCAGTGGGCGAAGACCGTCGTGGCCGCAATTCCGACCGCCATGGCCGCGGTCACGATCTGCCCGCCGGCCGGGAAGAGAATCGTCCTCTTGTACGGACCGAGCGTGAAGCGCGACGACTCGGCCGCGTCCACGTTCGGGCTGGCCAGGACCTCGTCGTTAAGGGAGGTCGCAAGGCCAGGATGCTTCCCCTTGAAGGCCGCGATCTTCGCGGCCTCGAGGTCCGCAACAACGTCTGTCTGGGCCTTTACCTGCAGGTCGGACGGGATGTCCATCACGTAATGGCCGGCGATGGAGAAGTCCATCGGAAAATCGTGCGTGCTCTTGATTTTGCCGTCAGAAAGAGAGACGAGGAATTTAGACATAGACGACCTCCAACCTCGCGTTGGTGATCGTCACGCCGTCCGTCGACGAGCCCCCGAGATGGTAGACCTCGACCTCGTACATCTTGTCATCCTTTAGATTTCCGGCCAGTGTGCCGACCGTGAGAGGTCCGGACCTGAGCTCGACGTTCGTCAGGGAGGCCGTGGAGAGTGACGCCCCAGTTACGAGCTCGTCGTCGTCCCGGTTCCGAAGCTGGACATACCCGGTCCCCGCGGTCCCGACCTCGAGGTTTGCAACGAACTCGATCTGACGCGTCCTACCAGCTGAGTCGATGGGTGGATATGGGGTGAGGTCGAGGTACCTCGATCCGGCCCTCGTCGCGAAGTCAGAGGTGGTCCCATACTCTCCAGAAAAGATCTGAAGGTCGAAGGGCTGGTTACTCGGAGGGCCGGGTGGACCGGAAGGGCCTTCAGGCCCCGCTGCGCTGCCCGGGGTCGTCTCGATCGGATTGAGCAGATCGTAGGGACGGGGCATCAGGGGTCAACCCTCCTGGGGTTCATCATGCGGCCTTTGATGCGGAAGACGCCGGCACCAGACGAGTCGACAGTCGGCGTGATGACCACACTGTTGTCCGAATTGAAGCCAAGCCAGTTCGTGAGGAGGACGAGGATGAGGGTCCCCTGACGACCGACGCTGAGGAAATCTTCCTTGAGCTCCGCGAGCATCGGTAGGACCACCTTATGGTCCAGGGACGCCGCGAGCTCTGGCCCGAAGGCCGTTGGCGAGTACACGGCCGGTGTCCCAGAGTCCGATTTCGGCCAGAAATTCCGGCCTTCCGCGTCTGTGACGGCGTCCGGGGCGTCCCTATAAAGGCTCACCTGACCCGGGTTCGGGACGTACGGGATGTAGACCGGGAGCTGGAGGAACCCGGAGTTCGCCCCGAACCCGATGACGCTGATATCCGCGGGGCTGTCGATACGACTTTCCGGATAGTCCGGAGCCGGTAGCGCGGCGACCGGGACCTGCTCCCCCGGTGAGCCGTACGGGAACGGATAGTCCGGAGATCCCGTGCTCGCCCCGATCACGAAGAGCTGCTTCGAGATCAAGCGCGGGATGAGGTTCAAGGTCTGCGTCCCGGCCGGCGGGAGCAGGGACTGGATGGCGGCCGTCTGGTAGAAAAAGTTGTACGTGTCATCCGGGGCAACATCGATCGGCGGGATGGCCCGGAGCGCGACGTAGTCCACGCTGACGGAGGAACCGCCGGCGATCGGCGTCCCCCCAGTCAGCTGCACAACCGTGTATGCCGTGTTCGACGTGTAGTTTGTAGTTGCGTACGGAGCGTTGACACCGTCCGTGATTGTGATCGGGTCACCGTTCAGACGCTCCCATATGAGGAGCGTGTCCGTGGCGATGGTGTAGAACGTGACACCGGCCTGCGCCACGCTCTGGAAATGGACGGCAAGCTCTCGGTGCGAAGGGTCCGCGGTCCAGAGGCCCGGGTCGAGGCTGGTCCTGGTCGCGTCCGAGGTCGCCGTCAAAAAGGCGGAGTCGACCCACGCCGGCAGGGACCCACGGACCCAGAACTCGTGTCCGTCGAGCATATTCCGGGACGTTCCGTGGCCGGACTCGTAGGAGACAAAGAGCTCCACGTAGACCGTGGTCGCGACGGTGGTCGGGGTGTTGAAGTCGAGGTGGAGACGGTCGATCTGAGGACCGATGTTCACGAGCAACTCGGACGCCGAGACGTAGATGGAGGACCCCGGGTCGAGCATGTCCTCGTCGGTCGACAGGGCCGGCTGCACGACTCGGATTCTCCCAAAGCCCACGATCGTCGTGCCGGACGGAGCTGAGGTGAGGAGGTCCACCGACGAGGACGCCCACGACAGGAGTAGCGCGGACAGATCGAAGTCAACCGACCCGACGGCCACGCCGAGGTCGGCGCGGGCGATGACGACCTCGGTGACGGCCCTGTCGCTGAAATGGCGCCTCACCCCGTCGGAGAAGTCGAAGGAGGTCCCGGACCCGACGTCCTCCCGGGCGAGGAATGCGGTCCCGGCCGGCCCGGGGACGGACTCCTCGAGCTGGGTCGAGAGGGTGTTGTCCAGCGCCTGCTGGACCATCTTATCCATGATCTCCTGGAAGTCGCGGGCGAGCCCGCGCCTCAGGTCCAGGATATCCTCGGACACGACCTGGTCGGAGAAAAGGCCGTCTGGCCTATCGGACGTCCCGGCGGAGATCAGGGCGGCGCCGTTCAGGTTTGTGTCCTTGTCGAAGGCGGCACTATTCCGGCGAGCCACGGCACAGACTGGGACGGCGTACATGTAGCCGTCGACCGACCCTATGGCGGCGGCACCTGCCGCGTCTCCGGTCCCGGCACGCCACAAACCTCCATCTCCGGAGACAGCTGTGAAGTTGTAGGCCGTCGCCGTCCCGTCGGCCCCAGGTCCTCCGAAATCCGAGACCGAGTTCGCAAACACGGTCGGGTCGGCGAGACCGTCAGGGTAGGACGCGATGTCCACGCCCTCGATGACGCGGAGCCGGTACTGGATCTGGACGCGCGCGTTCGACTCGAGGGCGTAGACCGGGTCGATGAGGTCGTCGGTCAGGTTCACCGCATCCGGAGCCTTGACGTTTCCGTGACGCAGGATTAGCGAGGTCGGGCTCTTGTTCGCGGCGCTCGGGGCGGCCGTGACGAGGGCCCGCCAGACCTCCATGATGACGAGGTCGATCCTGGATCCAGCGATCGGAGGTGCCGTAAGCTGGATCTCGTTGATCCCGGGCGTTGAGCTCTCCGTGTAGTCCACGCGAACATGCCACCCATTGATGAGGGCGTTCTGGGGCAGGAGCCGGAACTTGTTCTCGTTCCCAGCGACGGGGGATAGGGGGACGTAGGACCCGAGGACATCCGCCCGTTCGAGAAAGTCTCCGTCCAGGAAGCAGGACGTCATGAGGCGCTGATTCCCGAGCCGGAGCCCATAATCGCTGCTCACCTCCCCGCGGAGATTCATCTCCCAGTCGATGACCGGGGCACCCTCCTGGATAACGACAGACTCGTAAGCTCGGTCCTCGCCGGAGAATTGGCCGCCAGTCCCAGTGTCCTGCGGGTTCTGACTGACGTTGGATCCGTAGTTCCTATATCCGGGCATGCGTCAAATCGAGGGTGATTGGCCGGACGGGGAACTCCCCGCCTGGCGGACCGTACCGGGACCCCTCATCGGAGGCCTGTCATAGCCGCTCGCGTCGGCCATGTGCCCGGAGTCAAGGTCGCGCACGAGCGCCTCCACGAGCCTCATCCTGCGAAAGAAAGTCTCCGGGCCCGGGAGCACAAAGTACCCCTTCCACCTGGCGAGGCGGGCCAGGTTCTCCCAGCTCGTCTTCGCGAGCTGGCGCCGCTCTATGCGCGCTGACACGCGACCGCCCCGGACAGGAGGCCTATCGGGCGCCGATCATCGCGAATCCTTGCCGGGATCAGATCGCGCGCAGGTTCGGCTTGCCGTGAGCAGCCTTACCGGACTTGAAATGGTCCCACCTTACAGCGGGAAATAGCATTAAAAGCGGACTAAAACGTCAGGCGCCAGGTCCAGGTCAGGGTGGACGTCGCCGGCTTGTTGATCACCGGGAAGGTCTTGTAGTTCACGAGCATGTCCTTCCCGACGACGTCCACGGTCGGATCGTAGATCCCGTTCGCGGGAAGGATCGGATTCGTGACAGCCATGTTCGTGTCCACATCCCCGCCGAGGAGCCCCATTTCGACCAGAGCCCCGACGGCCTCCGATTCCGAGAACGTGGTTGTGAAGTCGACGACATTCGTTGGGATTCCGCTGATGGCACCGACGGAGTCGATGAAGTCTGAGACGGTGACTTGCTTTCGAGCGAGCTCGTTGTAGAGCGACCGTTGCGTGTTCGTGGCGGCGGGCGGGTTCATGGGGTCCCATCCGACGTCCCCCGTCCCGACGGCCAGGGCATAGACGCCGAAGGCCGGCTCCGACACGTTCGGCGTACCGGGACTCTTCATGAGACGAGCTATGAGGATGCTCGCGTCCCTCGTGACGACGTTCTTGAAACAACCGCTGTCTTGCAGCTCACCGGTCTTCCCGTCACGGAGCTCCCACAGGATCTCCCCGCCGTAGATGGCCTCCACCAGGTCCTTCTCTCGAAAGTGCATGCCGGATCGCCCGTCCGTCGGGGGCCTGATGCGCTCGGTTCCGTTGGGTCTTGTCATTGGGTCTCCGCGACACCCTACTGGTCAGGGTATCTTGATGACCGTCGTCGGGCCGGGAGGGATAGTCTGCACGAGGACGGCCGTGACGGCGTACTCCGGTTGACTCCTATAAAAGGGGTCGTTCGTCTTGTAGGTCCCACTATTGCTGAACCGAAAGACACGGCTCTCCTTCTCCTCGGGCCTCGAGTATGCGTCCGCCGCGGTCGCGGCGACACTCACCTCGTCCACGTCGATCTCGTTCGTGTCGTTCTGCTGAAGCAAGGACGGGGAGAAGAATATCGAGCCGTCCGATCCGGACAGCGGGCCTGAGGTCGGCTCTCCGGAGAACCTCGAAGAGGGTACGTCGCCCAGCACGGTCCCGGTCGGGACCGGATAGAGGGGGGACTTAAACGCCATCAGTCGTACCTCGAATTAGGAGACGACTACCAAGCCATAGTTCCCGGTCACAGGGTCCCGCACGATCTTGTAAGTATGGAAGGACCCGTCCCCCCAGTTGAAGGGGGCCCTGAACACGGCCTCGTTCGCGTTCACGTCCTGAAGCTTGACGTACGGGATATCGCCCATCACGTCAAACCCGACGGCGACGGCCACCCCGGGACCGGCCTTGCTCAACATCCCGGCATAAATCCCGGTGTCGACGTCAGACCCGGCCGGATACGCGTTGATCCGCATCGAGATGGTCATCTCCACCCCGATAGACGGGTCATCCGGGATCCCGGTCCTACGCCTGTAGGCGGTTTCGACGGGCCCGGAGACCGTAGTTCCATACCTGAGGACGTCGAGGGGCCCGACCGTCTGCAGCGATAGGTCGGGGGTCCCGGGCCCGGCGTCGTACCTGATCCATCCTGGATTGGCGACCGGAGCAACGTCCGGGGCCGTGACAGCGTTCACGTCGTCGGCCACGAGATGGGCGACAAGGCTGACCCTGTGCCGCTCGAACTTCAGCTTGAGCTCGTTCGCCAGTGCCTGCGCCATCTTCAAGACCGTCGGGTCAGCGCCGAGGGCCGTGTTCCTCGGGTCGTCCGCCACGTGCACCCCGGCCTCCACGAGGTGGGCGTCAAACACGGCCTTTAGGTCCTGGAGCAAGGTGAGAGCCGTCGGCAGGTCCGTGGCCACGGCCGCGGACACGACGTTCACCGTGTCATCCGTCGCGTGCACTCCGGCCTCAACCCTGTGCGCCTCGTACCTGGCGCGAAAGTCGTTCGAGAGCGTGATCACGTCCTGAAGCTCCTGATCCTCGGGAAGGACGGAGGCGTCATATGAGAAGGACGCCCCTCCCTGGAGGCGGAAGCCGTCCACGTACATGGTCTCATCATCGGAGAACGGGGCCACGAGGCCCTCCGTCCCGGTTTCGACCCTGTAGAACTTCATACCCTCGTACAGGACCCTTGACGGAGGGGCCAGCCTGATGAACAGAGTGGATCCGTGCACCCCGGCTTCGACCCTGTGCGCCTCGTATCTGGCCCTGATGTCGTTCAGAAGGATCACGAGGCTCGCCAGGTCCGTGGCGTCCGGGGAGACGACGGCGTTAGCGAGGTCGTCCTCGGAGTGAACCTTCTGCACCTCTCGGATGGTGGCCGTCAAGTGGACGTTGAATACCTCCTTCTCGGAATTCGCCAGATCGATGGCCGTCGCGAGGTCCGTCGCGACGTCCGGAAGAACGTCGTTCTCCGTGTCGTCCGCCAGATGGACCCGGTACTGGACGAGGTGGGCCAGGTACTTCGCCCTCACATCGTTCGCCAGGGCAATGGCGGTCGCGAGGTCGGACGCGATGGGCTCCTCGAGGGCGTTCGTGCTATCATCCTCGAGGTCTGTCATGTACCCCTTCGTGTTCACGAAGTCGACAGCCGGCACGCCGTCGGCGGGGGTAGCGATCTTGTCCATCCCTCCGCGGGACTCCAAGTCCTGCGTCATCGGGATAGGGGCCGTTCCCTCCCCGAGATTCGTGTAGGACGCCACGTCCTCGTTGGACATGAAGTCGTCCAGCGGGGTGCCTCCAGAATAGACAGTAAACCCCGCGTGCGCGTGCGGCTCCTGCGTGTAGAGATGGTCCGGAGAGGCGACGGCGTTGTGCTGATTCAGGACCTGGTGTGGCGGGACAATGCGGTCGGTGAGGGAGATCTTGCCTATCGAGTACCGGACAAAGTCCCACCTTCCGCGCGAGATCTCCCCGGGATTGAACGCGCCGAAGGACACCGCTGAGTGCGGGCCCGTGACGCCGTCCAGGAAGCTCGAGCTGGCGGGCGGGAGCGCAAGAACGTCGTAGGCCACTGAGATAGACGGGACCGCGGCCCCGTCGACGTACACGGAGACAGAGGTGACGGGGTTGCGCACGAGCCTGTAGGTGTGCGCGACGGACCAGTCTATCTGGTGCAGAGCGTAGCTGCTGAGGACGGACGGGTCCCCGCCTTGATAAACCCCGACGTACCGCCTCGACCCGGCTGTTGGGTCGCCGACCTTGCTGTCCCGGAACACGGCCACGGACTGCCAGTCGACTACGGACTTCGAGGACTTCGGATCAGAGTTGGAGACGGGCTCACTTCCGGATCCGAACGAGACGGCCGGGCCGGCCACGCCCTGGTTCAAGCCCGTGTAGGTCGGGGACGGCCCAACGAACGGGGATAGGACCTGTCCGTCGGCCAGGACCATGACCATGTTCGCCGCCTTGGACGTGTACACGCTGAAGGAGTGGACGCCGCCATCGCCCCAGGCAAACGCGTACTGGGACATGACGTCCAGTTCGTCCGTGGACGGGTTGTAGGAGAGGAGGTTCAGGAACTGGCTCCCGGATCCGTCCACGACGAGGTGGACCTCCACGTTCTTGCCGGTGGGTCCCTCGTCCACGGCGACGAGCGCGCCGGCGAAGTACAGATCAGAGTATGGAGCGACGGTCGTGGTGGTGGTTCCGGGCTGGAAGGAAAGGACCTGCGTGCGGAAGTCCAGCTTCCAGTCGACCACGGAATTGAAAGCCTGGTTCGTGACCAGGAGGTTGTCCTGGGTAAAGGCGAGGAAGTCCCCGATCTCGGTGTCCGTGATCCGCATGGTCCGGCCGAGCATCGAAGACGCCTGGGAGCCTCCCCTGACCCACGGGGTGTCGTCGAGGTCCGGGAGGTTCCCCCCGAACCACGAGACCCTCGGCTCCGGATTCGAGTCCAGGCCGAAGTACGGGCCCGGGCTCAGGCCAAGCTTCGAGAGGGCGCTCCCGCTGACGACCTCGAAACTCGACGTAGCGCCGAGGTTCGGCGAGGTGAGCCGCACATGCCCAGACACGACGTCCGCCATCACGTACCCGGCGACGGCGTTGATCCTGGTAGCGACGAGCGCCGCCGTCGTATCTCCGAGCAGGAAGGACACGGTCAGGACCGGTCCGCCCTCGACGCGCAGAAGGAGCTCGTCGCCAGCCACGATGAGGAAGGGCTCGGAGGCGGTCCCGGTCACCGTCGCGGCGGACGGGGAGTACTGAAGGAAAGCGAGCTGGACGGAGAAATCCCTGTCGTCGAGGACGACGCACATTGAGCTGTTGTCGAGGCCGTGCGTGTACCAGTCCCCCGAGAAGCGGAACTCCACGGCCGCGGCCGTGGTTCCGCCCATGATTGGCTCGAGGCGCGTGAACCCGCGGAAATTCCCGGACGTCATCCCGTAGGCCGCGACGTCCGCCTCCGGCGTGGAGGCGGTCGAGTCGAGGAGGAGGATATCCGGAGAGAGGATCCGCTCCTGCCCCTCCTGCCCAATCGTGATCCATGGGGCCGACGGGTCGAGCTCCGGCAGAACGGACCCATCGTAGTCCACGGCCTTGTTATCCTCGATGAGGTTCCCGTCGAGGGGCGCTATATTGACCCGGATGAACTGCCAAAGGCTCGTGCTCTGGGACTCGCGCCCGATGGCTCCGAAGAAGACCTGTTGCGCGGGGTCGAACTTCCCGTCGAGATCGGACAAGGCTGGCAGGGATGCCCGGTCGACCTCGGCCCCTGGATCAGTGTCCCCGCTTCTATATAGGTCCGCCACACCGGACCCATAGGAGAGGCGGTACGTCACGAACTCCGTCCAGTCCTGGGCAAAGGACTGCCAAGAATCCGCGAACTCCGGGAAGTCCGCGTCCGTCAGTATCCCGACCTGCTTCACGAGCGGGACCTCGTTCACCGTGTCATCAACGAAGTGGACCCCGGGATACCCGATGTGCGAGTTGAACGCACCCATCATCTCGTTCAGGAGGGCGAGGGCCTCGGTAAGGTCGTTGGCCGCCGGCGACGACACGACGTTCGCGCCGTCCGCGACCTGGTGAACGAGGCCGGGCCCGCCGCCCTTCGCGATGTGGATTAGGTACTGGGAGCGGACCTCGTTGGCTAGGATGAGGAGCGACTCGAGGTCTGTCGCGTCCACGACCGTGGTGGCGTCCCCCGTGTCGTCCGGACTGTGGGATCCGAGGTTGACTATGTGGGCGTTGAAGGCCGCCTTCAGGGAGTTCGCGAGGACGATGGCAGAGGACAGGTTCGTCGCCTCGGTGAGGATGAACCCGACGACCGCGGCCTTCCCGCCGTCGGACACGCCGAAGGCGACACCGGTGAAGACTCCGTCGTAGACGAGGTCATTGTCGTCCACGACGAGGGCCCTGAAGGCCGCGGACACGAGACTCGGAGCCCGGAGGTCCACCTCGTGATGGAAGAATGGGGGCATGCTGTCCGGCCCGGTCTGCACGTCCTGGTCGACGATGGCGAGCTGGTTTCCGCCCGGGGCAAGGGAGAAAGTCCCGTCCCCGTCAAGGACCCACGGGTCCGTCGCGTTCTGCGGGAGCGTCGTCGGGTCGTACCGGACCGTGACCTCGGGGATCCTCTGGAACAGGACCGGGTACGAGACCTTGTTCGTCGGGACGTTCAGGAGGAGCGTCGTCGGGTCGTTCAGGACGGCCGTGTACGAGCGCTCGAGCCCCTTGTACTTCCACCCGATCCTCTTCGGCTGCACGGGGGACATCAGGTCCGGGCTGTTGCCAGGATCTACGAGGTGGGACCTAGCCCGATACTTGTGCTGAGGGAGGCCCGTGAGGCCCCTGTTCCCCGCCTGATTCAGGTTGAACTCTGGAGAGGATAGACGGAGGAACCGGGACGGCGGGTTCTTGACGTGGTCATAATCGATGAGGACGGTGTCAGCCGGGGCCGGCTTCGTGCTGAGTACGACCGCCCCAAGCATCCCGAAAACCGCGTCGACGGAGGCGGGGGAACCGTTCACCGTGACGTCGACGTCGGTCGGGTCGTCGGCCACCATCCCGAGTCTCGGGTCCTTGAGGGTCCACGTGAAGGGGCCGGTCAGAGGCCCCGGGTACACGCCGGTGATCGCCCTGGCGGGAGGGAGAGTCACGCGGTTCTCCGAGTCGTCGACGTAATGGACATCCCGCTTCTGCCGGTGAGCGTCGTACTTCCTGCGGATATCGTTCACCAGGTTCAACGAGCTTGGGAGGTTGTCCGCGTCCGGGGCTTCGATGACGTCCTCGGAGTCGATGATCTTGTGCACCGTCGGGTTCCCGGAGACGTCCTGGGCGTGGGCACTGAACTTCGACCGAAGGTCGTTCAGGAGCGTAATGAGGCTCGCGAGGTCGAAAGCAGCCGGGGCGGCGACCACGTTCACCGTGTCGTCGGTCCCGTGGACGCCCTCCGCGGTCCCGTCCCCGTTCTCGTCGATGTGTTGGACCCGGTGCGCCTCGTAAAGGCCCCTGAGCTCGTTCGCGAGGGCGACCGCAACATCCAGGGTGAGGGTCACGTCCGACACATCGAAACTGGCACCGTCGAGCCTGACCGTCGTGGACCCAAGGACCTGGGCCACGGGGAACTCGCCGTCGTTCCTCCCAGACGGGGACCCGGCTATCTCGATCCTATACCCGACGTGCGCGGACGTGAAGCTGGCGGTCGGAATGGAGATGGTTGTCTCGCTAAGGACCTGGAGGTTCGCCCCGGTCAGGACGGGGAGGGGCCTCTTCACAATCGGACCCTTGTTCGTGAAGAGAGTCCGGTCCAGAACCGAGCTTATGCCGAAGAAGGACACCATGGCTAGTAGACCTGGTTCCCCGCCTCGTCAGTGAGGCCGACCGCGACGACCGTGTACGGGATCGCCTCCATGCTAATAACCCTTACCGAGGCCGTGCGCGGGTCCATCCAGTCGGCCTCCTTCTGGAGGAGGGTCCCTCCGGAAATCGGGAGGTTCGACGAGTCGAGGGGCACGCGGGCCATCGGCTTGGAAAAGTAGACCTCTACCTGGTCCGACTCGAAGCGGAGCTCGCCGTCGTCCCCGAACTCGAGCCCGGACTTCGGGAGGGCGGACGCCAAGGACGGCCTGGAGGCGATGCCGGTGAAGGAGGTGGAGAGGTCCGTCTGGGACATCCCCTCGTCCCCTAGGTACCTGAGAGTGGTCCCGGACTGATATGGATATAGGACACCAATCTCGCCGTTCCCAGGTATGCTCAGGTATCGGCTTCTGATCGTCCCTCCGAGGGAGTATGCGGACCCGTCCACCATCGCCCTCGTTGGGACGACGAGGATGTCGAACATTCCCGAGTTGTAGACCCGGTATCCGGGGCGCAGGTGCGGGCCTTCTTGATTGTGGCGGACGTAGACGTCCCTCATCTGGGCGACGAGGGCGACGAGGGAGGGCATGTCGGTCGCGTCCGGGGCCGTGACGGTCCTCGGATCCGCGTGCAGGTGGAACGGAGCCTGGAGGTTCCCGACATGGGCGTTGATCACGTCCTTCACGATGTTGGCCTGAACGATCACGTCCTGAAGGTCCGGGGAGAAGACTCCGAAGACGACGTTGTTATACGTGTCCGCCTGCTCGTGCCCTGCGTCCACCCCGCCGACGTGACTATTGAACGCAACGGTCAGGAAGTTCAGGTTCGACGCGACGTTCCGAAGCGTCGCGGTGACGCGGACCGGGTCGATGTCGACGGGCCCGGACGGGCCTGTGGCGGAGACCGCGGACGGGGAAGGGACGACGACCTCCCCAGAGAGACGTACCTCGACCCTGTCGTCCGTGAAGACGAGGTGGGAGAGGTCCCGGGCCGGGTCCGAGTACGCCCGGGCCGTGTAGTTCCCGGTGAAATTGACTGAGCTCGTCGAGCTGAATCCGTCCTCACTCGGGACGTCCGCCTCTATCCTGACGTAGGACTTGGCCGAATACATCTTGACGTGCAGGTCCGCGAAGTACGTGTAGGCGCTGTCGACGTCATAGGCGCTGTCGGGTTCCGTGGCGTGCGTCGAGATGTAGTTCATGATCCCGGACTGAGGCAGCGCGAACGGGACCTGCTGCTCAGCCAGGATGTGCGAGTTGAATTTCTCCTTGAGGTACTGGTTCGCGACCGCTATCGCCAGGGCCTGGTTCCCGGCGCCGACCGTCAGCTTCGTGAACTCGTTCGCCGCATCCTCGTAGATGTGGATCAGGGTGTTCTGATAGTGGGACAGGAAGCGGTCCTGGGCCTCGTTCACCAGGTCGATGCAAGTCGGGAGGTCTGTCGGGACCGCCGACGTGATGGCATCCCCAGGGTCATTCGAGAAGTGGACGCCCGGCCCGACGATGTGGGTGTTGAACCTGGTCCTGATGTCCGTACATAGGGTGATCAGGGTCGGCAGGTCGACCGCGTCGGCGGCCGTGATCGTGTTCAGGTCGTCGGCCTTCAGGTGCGGCCCCTCGTGGTACACGGTGAATTGCGTGTCGGGGAACGCCTGGTCGACCGCGGCGGGACCGTTGAAGAAGACCCTCACGACCCCGAACTTCAGGTATTCGAAGTCCCCACCCACGACGTACGCGTCGGTGATCTGAAGCTGCAGCATGTCCGCCAGGGAATAGGGCGGGGCGGACCTGATGGCGAGAGTGATCGGCACGGACCCGGAAGCGGTGTTCAGCGAGGTGTCCGTCACGCCGGAGAAGTCAATCGAGTAGGACGCGGCCGACGGCGTCCCTCCCGGCACCGAAATACGGAGGGTTTCCTCCGTCAGGGCCTCGACGGCCCATGAAGTCTGAGCCATCGGCACGCCAGGTCCCGGGGAGCTCGAGTCCCGGATCTCGAACGTGGCGCCAGACGAGTCCAGGCCGACCGGCTTATCGAAGAGGATGTCTACGAAGCCGCGCTTCGACTGCCACGCCCCGACCGCCCTCGGCGGATCCTGCACGTTCGCCGTGAAATTCTTCGCAACCTGGGCCAAGGTGTCGCCCGTCTCGTCCTCGACGCCGTTGATCTCGAGCGAATAGTCCGTCCCATACGTCAGGTTCTGGGAAAGCTGGAGGACAACGGACCTTTGCTTGTCGTCGTACCACCTGACGGAAAGAATGGTGGGCGTGACGGCCGTACCCGGGGTAGCTATGGACGTGAGCGCGTAAAATGACGCATCCAGCGCCGTTTCATTCACCTTCACGGTGTAGCGGACGCGGACTTCGTCCGCGGACAGGACATGTACGTCGAACCCGAGCGGCCCGACGCCGAGCCCGTTCGTGATCCCAAGGACCACATTTCCGAGCTTGGTGTTCTTTGTCCCTAGTATGCCAGTGAAAGCCATGCCGTCACTCGTGCGTTACCTCCAGCTGCGCGAGCTTAACGACAACTGCGTCCGCGCCGGTCGGGCCGGTCGCTGAGCTCCCGAGCAGGACCTGGACCTCGTACTCCCTGGACCCGGTCGGGAGGTCCAGATCGGGGGACAGCATATACGTGGGTACGTTCAGCGTGGTGGCAAGCACGGATCCGGGGACACCAGTACCAACGGAAAGATCGTAAAGCTGGACGGCTCCCGTGAGTCCGCCGGCAGACTCCAGCATGGCCCCGAACTGGACATGCTTCATGGCGATCCCGCTGAGGGAGACCAGATCTCCCATTCGCCACCATCCGACGAGATTCGCGGCCGGACCGGTCGTAGCAAGATCCGGAGGGGAGAAGGAGTTATAGATAGCCGTGACCTCGGCGGCCGACAGCTCCTTACCATAGACTGCAATCTCATCCAGGTTCCCGTTGAAGTAGTTCGGGAACGACACGTTGTTCCGTCTCGCGATCTGGACTGTGGCGGAGCTCAGGATGGTTCCGGTCAATGTATCACTGACAGTAGTCGTCCCAACCGGTGAGCCGTTCACGTAAATAGTCACTCCGGAGGGAGAAGAGGTCCCACCGTATGTGATGACAACGTGTGTCCACACGCCAGAAGAGATCGCCGAGGAGGCCTTCACCACCAGGGCGTTCCCCCCACTCTCGCTGTTGTATAGCGAGAAGTGCGGAACGAGGCCAGTATCGATAGCGAGCGCCCACCCTTGGTTAGCCGTCCCCGTCGCCTGCTTCCCGATGACGACCTGCGGACTGGATGACGTAGTCTTCACCCAGGCAGAGATGGAGAACGAATTCGTCCTTTCGAACTGCAGAGGGACGACATCACCGATCTCAACGTATTTGCTAGAGCCGTTGAAGCTCATCGAGCGTTTGGAAAACACTCCACCCGCGGAGTCGACAACCACATCGGTGGTTACCATGCTCGTCGCCGTCCCATCCAACCCGCCGCCGGACGCGTCCGTGATCGTCGGCCACGGAGCCCCGCTCGGGGCCGGGGCCGCTGGACGATAGTCCTCGGGGCGGAAGCTAAGAGCACCGACCGCGACGAACCCAGTCGCGCTCGAGGACTGCTTCCCGGCCACACCGACGACATAATGGCGCCTCGTGAACGTCTGGATGATCGGCGCGCCGCCGCCGGTCGGGATCGGGTCGAGGGAAGACTTGATCTGGTCAATGGCCGCCTGTGCTTCGAAGAACCCGAAAGTCGGAGCCGAATCCACAGCAGCTATTGAGGACGCCGTCGCACCTCCACCACCTCCTCCTCCTGCAGGACCTGTGGCCCCTGCAGGACCAGTGGCCCCTGCAGGACCAGTGGCCCCTGTGGCCCCTGCGGGGCCAGTGGTCCCGGTGACGCCCGGAGAGCCCTGGATCCCTTGTGGGCCAGTTGCTCCCGTGACCCCAGGAGACCCCTGAACGCCGGCACCGGTTGGACCAACCGGCCCAGTCGGGCCGGTGTCTCCGCGCGGACCGGTCGGGCCGGTAGCTCCGGTGACGCCAGGAGAACCCTGCGGGGCCCCCGCCGGACCCGTCGGACCAGTCGCTCCAAGAGGACCAGTCGCGCCCTGGGGCCCAGTCGCGCCCCGAGGACCAGTAGCTCCAGTCCCGCCGACCCCGAGCTGACGGGACTTCTGGAAAAGATCGAAAATGTAAGCCGCGTCCCTAACGACACCACTCTCCACGCGCCAATCGTCGAGTTCCCCATCGAAGAAGCTCAGGAACGGACTGTTGACGGTAGTCCCTCCGAGAGACCAAGGCCCGCCACTCGTCCCGTTCCAGTCAATGCTGGACGGGAACGTCCCGTCAACCAAATCCAGACTTCCGTTAATGTAGATCTTCACCGTTCCGTTGTCGAATGTGACGGCGACGTGGTTCCAGAGATACAGGGACAAGGGCGTCGTCGTCGTGGTCGTGGCCTTGTTCGCCCCTCCATTGTTCGACTGAATGAAGAGCTTGCTTGTCCCGGAAGACTGAAGTATGGCGAAGGCGTCCGGAGCCGCTGACGGAGTGTTCCCGGAATCATTGAACCATTTACTGATGAGCCGCGTGTAGCCACTCGCCAAAGCCGAAGGCTTTGCCCATCCATGGATCGTGAACTGAGTGGCGCTCGGGTTCAGGCTTCCGGCGGAGTTTCGCGGGGTGTGATTGAAGGCGTTTGGACGGAAATCAGCGGCCCCATCGAACACGCCGGCGCGGGCAAGCCTAATGGTGCCCGTCGGAATCCCCATCGCCCCGGTCTGCTGGGATCCGACATTCGCGAATGTCGCCACTCCAGTCGCCTCATTCAGAGGCCAATATAGGAATGTGTTGGCGTCCGGGGCAACATACCTGTCCACAAACGCTCCGGCCGGACCCACGGCGCCTGTCGGACCAGTCGGTCCCTGAACGCCCGCGCCCGTCGGGCCTTGAGGACCTGTGGGTCCAGTGGAACCCGTAACACCCGGGGATCCTTGAATCCCTTGTGGCCCCGTGGGGCCCTGAGGTCCAGTGTCGCCTTGAGGACCTGTGGGTCCTGTTGAACCTGTGACACCAGGGGAGCCCTGGACCCCGGCTCCGGTCGGACCCTCCGGACCCGTCGGACCGGTGGAACCCGTAACACCCGGGGATCCTTGAATCCCTTGTGGCCCCGTGGGGCCTACCGGACCTGTAGGACCTGTGGGTCCTGTTGAACCTGTAACGCCCGGGGAACCCTGGACGCCCGCGCCGGTCGGACCCTCAGGACCCGTAGGGCCAGTGGCTCCAGTAAGTCCAGGGGAGCCCTGAATCCCCTGCACCCCCGTAGGACCCTGGGGCCCAGTGTCGCCCCTCGGGCCCGTGGGCCCGGTGATTCCGGTCTGACCCTGCGGACCGACGGGGCCTGTCGGACCTTGTGGGCCCGTGGGCCCGGTTGAACCTGTGACACCCGGAGAGCCCTGAGCTCCGAGTCCGGTCACGCCCTGGGGTCCAGTATCGCCTCTCGGGCCTGTGGGGCCGGTGGCCCCAGTAAGTCCGGGGGAGCCCTGAATCCCGGCCCCAGTCGGGCCTTGCGGGCCCGTGGGCCCGGTGGCTCCAGTAAGTCCAGGGGAGCCCTGAATCCCTTGGGCCCCGGTGGTCCCTTTTCCTCCTGTCGGACCGGCCGGTCCGGTAGGACCCGTGACACCCCGGGGTCCGGTAGGGCCCTCGGGCCCCGTGTTACCCTGCGGCCCAGTGAATCCAGTGACGCCCGGGATTCCGGTTGGCCCCTGGGGACCAGTATCGCCGATTGGGCCGGTGGATCCTATGGAGCCGGTCGGTCCCTCCGGTCCCGTTGGTCCTGTCTCACCTTGAGGACCAGTGGAACCCGTGACACCTGGTGATCCCTGCCCACCCTGGGGACCGGTGGCTCCGATACCAGGCGGCCCAACCACGCCGGTGGCACCTTGTGCTCCAGTCGGACCGGTGGGTCCCTGGGGACCCGTTACGCCCTGCGGCCCCTGCGGACCTGTCGGTCCAGTTGCCCCAGTCTCTCCGGGCGGCCCCCCGAACGGACCGGTGTCGCCTCTAGGACCCGTCGGACCAGTGGGTCCTTGTGAACCCGTCGGGCCCTGCGGACCCGTCGCCCCCGTCAAGCCAGGAGACCCTTGGGCACCCGTGGAGCCCGTGACACCCTGATTTCCTTGCGGACCAACGGGCCCTGTAACGCCCTGTCCGCCCTGGGGACCGGTCGGGCCTGTGGGCCCTTGAACGCCGGTGGCTCCCTGCGGGCCAGTGGACCCCTTCGGACCTGTAAAGCCCGTAAAACCGGGGGACCCTTGGGCACCTTGAGCACCGGTCGGACCCTGAGCGCCAGCTGGACCCTGAGGGCCCGTCACGTTCGACAGGTCCATGCCGAACTGCGAAAGAGCCTCGGCGGTCAGGACGTGCGTAACTCTTGCCCCGAACGCGTGGGCGGCGGGAGTGGTCCCCTCGATGCCGCGGACGAGGTTGAAGGTGGTCCCTGCGACGCCGGTGACGAGCATGAGCTCGTCGTCGATCCGAATGCGGAACTGCGGCTGAGCGGGGAAGAGAGTGGCGTCGGCTACGTCGACGATGGTCGAGACCGGGGAGATACCTCCTCCGGTGGAGATCGTCGTCTGAGCGGCGTTTGAGAACCTTTCAGTAACCATTCCCGAGTCCCCGCCTGGCGGGCGCGATCAGAAGTCCGAGGAGTGGTCCTCGCCCGACACAGACGAGGACTTCTTCGCACCTAGGTAGTCGATTCCCTCCATCCCCTCGACAAACCTTCGAAAGTCCTCGTAGTCGTAGCAGGAGAGGACGAAGCTGAAGGAGTCAACGATCTTGGAGTTGAAGCCGGTCGCGTCCGTTGGCTGGTCCGGGTCTTGGTTCCCGAGGAACTCATCCGAGAGCACGAAACGGAGGCGGAACAGGGTGTGGGCCGGACGGATGATGTTCAGAAGGATGCGGATGTTTCGGTCGGCCAAGAAGACGTCTACGTCCTCCGGGGACGCCATGATGACGTCCACCCCGAACCCGAACTGGTCTGATATGTCGAACCCGGACCCCGGCTTCCTCGCCTCGAGGAAGTACTCCTTAATCACGACCTGGCTGTCCCCGACCAGGAGCTGGACCGCGTCTTGCATCGACTGCGGTATGCTCCCCTGGAAGTAGACCTTGACGATCTTCAGCAGGAAGTCCCTGAAGTCCAGGTCCGTGAACCTGGGGTCCGGACCCCCGCTCGGGAACAGGACCTGGGTCAAGACCTGATACATGAAGTCGGATCGAACGTTCGCGTAGAACGTGTCCGTCCTTACGTCCTCCAGGGCCAGCCTGAGTCGCGCGAGTTCGATGGCCATCGCTTTGAGCTCCCGGGCGTAGTTCGGCCCATCGATGGTCGACTGCCAGTACGAGGAGAGCAGGGCGAAGAAGAGCTTGAGGTTCCTGTTCGCCTCGTCGCTCAGCCGGATCCGATACTCCTCACCGTCCTCATACGTGTTGAAGTTTATGCGGACGATAGCCATAAGACCTCAGACAGCGGCCCGGTAGGTGATCGTCACGTTGCCCGGGGTCAGATACTCGACCTGCGAGGCTTCGATGTCCTTCGTCCCCTGATCCCCGTTGACCACGTAAGTTGCGGCGAACTCGTGGTCGGTCGGGACCTCCGCCGGCGTCAGGCCGGCGTTCATGGAGACGACGATCCTGTTCGCCGTTCTCCGGATCCTTTCCGCCTCGATGGCGGCGGTCGTGACGAACTCCGGGGCTAGAGTCGCGTCGTCTGAGTAGCCCTCGATCACCGCTCCAAGGCGACCGATAATCCAGGCCCGATGGAGCCCGAACCCGACATCGTCGAGGGATGCCGCCATCTCGAGGATGAGCTCGTCCATGTAGACGCCGTGGTGGACCGTGTCCCCTCCCCCGCCGTCGGTCGTGTCGAAGGGCAGGGGCTCGTCCAAGATGTAGACGGCGTTTGAGAAGTGGCTGATGGACGGAAGCGCCTGGTAGTCCGACGGGACCCTATCCCGGATCCTGAGAGCTCCGTCCATCAGAGTGTGGCGCGTATACGGCTGGACGACGAAGTCCAAGCCCGTGGCCTCCTCGAAGACGCGAATTGAGTCCGACTGACGGACCGCGCCCCCGACGCCGCGCGAGTCCGTCAGGATAGTCAGTCCAGTCCTCACTTCCGAGTCCGTCACGCCCTGGTCCGCCATGGGCAGGAGTTGGACCGTTGCCTCGAGAAGCATCGGATTTTCCACGGCCTGCTTGACAAGCACGTCGGCGGTCACGTGCCTGGCGTTCCTCAGACCGTCAACGCCTTGCTCAATGGTCTTCTGGAGCCTCTGTAGAACGTCGTTGACGACGTACACGACGTCGAAGTTCTCGTCCTTCTCATAGTCGACCGAGACGGTCGCGCCGTTCGCGATGTTCGAATAGGAAGTCCTGACGATCTTGATCGGGGTCGTCTGAGACCCCTCGACGATCAGGAAGTCCGGATTCGGGTCGGACGGGCCGTTGTACTCGATCGACCGGTCCGAGCTGTACACGCGGAGGGTGAAAGTATTTATGCCAACTGAGTTCAGAGGCTCCTCGAACTGCCCGATGAGGACGTGCTCCTCCCCGTTCACCGGGATGGAGGCCCCGGACGGGACGTCGTCGACCTGGTTGATCTCGACATAGTCCGTCGCTATCGTGCTCTCTCCCTCCAGGAGCGGATCCTGGACCTTGTAGAGGGTGAACCCGAGAGACGAGTCGATCGGACCCGATACCTCGCCGGTCACGGACACGATGCGCCGGATTGGCTGCAGCGTGGCGGTGAAGCGGTTGTTGCTCCTGAAACGGTAGTCACCCTCTACAAAGTCGTCCAAGAGGGTCGTCGGCTGCGGGATGACCGTGCTCAGACGGATCGTCCTGTAGTCCACGATCTCGACGCCCGTCAGGTCATACTCTTCCGTCGGGCTCAGGGACTGGTTCCTCAGGCCGAGGCTTTGGGACGGGTTGTAGAGCATCTCCTGGATCGGGTTGTCCTCTGTGAGCCTGGAGTCCCGAGCCCGGAACACGAGATTGACGGCGTCAATGACGTCAAACCGGACGCTCCTGGCGATGTCGAACTGGAACGCGAAAGTCTCAGTGATCGTCCTCTCGATGATCCCCTTCACCCAGATGTCGACTTTGCCGCCGATGTGCTTTCCGCGCACCTCGTCGTAGTCGCGCATCATGTCGGGATCCCCGGACTTGACAACGCGCACCTCGATGACGCCGGGGGTCCCGATGGCAGTCAGCTCGTATCCGCCCTCAGTCCCAGTGTCCAAGGAGGACAGCTTCCGGATCGCAGTCTCGGACAGGCCGAGGTTGCTCTGCACGTCCCGCCCGAAGTCCGCCGCCTCCTCGTTGACGGTCTGGAACCCGTCGGCCCCGGAGGTGACCGTGTCGAGGTCGCCGGCCGGTACGTTCCCGATGGAACCAGGGGTGTCCGCGATAAGCTGGACCTTGATCTCGTACCGCTTCTTGTCGGGGTTGTAGTAGGCTTGCGCGTTCGCGGCCGGAAGAGTGGCGGCGCCGTTCGCCTTGAACCTCGGGGCAGCCGTGTTCGTAGACGAGGTCACTATCGCGTCCTGGGCAACGATGAGGTCGTCCACCGGCTTCGTCGTCGTGTAAAAGGTCTGGTTCACGACGGCCTGCCGACGCCCGAGCCGAGGTACGCCGAAGTTCCCTGCCAGGGAGTCGAACGCGTTGTCGATTAGGGCCTGCACGGCCGCATCGCTGCTGAGGCTGAGGGAAGAGCGCAGGTTCTGCTTGTATGCGGAGTTCGCGACGAGGACGCTCGTCCCCGTCAGCCCAGGGTCGTCGATCTGGAGCAGAGCCGCGAAGGACTTCGCCCGGTGGACGAAGTCCATCAGGAAGTAGGCCTTCTGCATCTCGTTCGAGAACGGCTCGACGTGGACCTCGCGGACCGTGGACCCAGGTATGAGCGAGAGCTCAGGCTTGGCGGATTGGATCTCGCCGATGAAGTCGACGGCGATGGTGCCCTGCTCCCGGATCCTGATGCCCCGGACGGTCGTGTCGAGCGGAAGCGGGGATCCGGCGACCTCCTGGGAGTATCGGCTCTCCTGCATCTGGCCGGTCGCCTTGTCGTAATAGACGGCCGTCACCACGTAGAAGAGCGGGTCCTCGGGGCTGACAACGGAGAAGATGTCGGAGTTCAGGATCCCGTTCCCGATCCCGTCGTCCCGATCATGCTGGAAGGAGAAGAAATTCGTCTGCCTGAGCCCCGTTATCGAGTGCGTAACCCTGAACTTCGGGTCCTCGCTGAGAGTGAAGCGGTGGACGACCGGGGTCTGGAGGGCGATGTCGACGGTCGCGTCCCGGAACTCGGACGTGATGACGAGGTCTGCCAGAACCACGTCCTGAACCTCGACAACCTGGTTCGGTAGGACGACCGTCCCGGGGGCGTTGGCCGTGTAGCTGTAATCGCCGACGGCGAATTCCTCTTCCACGAGCTCCGTGGGGCTGGCGGAAGAGATCAGGTCCTTGTTGATCCGGAGGTACCCGGACCCGGTCCCGCCGGATCCGGTAGACGCGTAGACGTTGAAGCCGGTGACGGCGGTGGGGAGGACGTCCGACCACTGGACGTAGACGGAGGACGCGTTCCTCTGAAGGCGAATCCCGGTCGGAGGGGACTGGGCGTCCGCAAACTGAGACGACGGGATGACGGTGACGGTGGCCGTGGCGACCGGACTGAAGGCACCGGATATATCGATGGCCCGGAGCTGGATGATATTCACGCCTTGCTCGAGCTCCAGCCCGTCCGGGAAGGCGCTGAGGTTCGGGACCGTGAACTCCGGCAGGGCAAGCTCCACCAGGGAGGGATCGGAGCTCCATCCTCCGCCATTGACGTTGACCTGCACGTCCACGACGCTCGAGTCGAGCTCCCCGGTCAGGACGAGCCCCGCGAGGTTGGTCGTTAGGACCAACGCGTTCGTGGTCCCGGAGCCGTCAGGGAAGTTTATCTTCGGAGCGGTGGGCATGCGCTCCCACGGTACGCGATAGGCGCCCTAAAGGGCGGTCAGGACACCATGACCTCGAGCATCCCGTGCATGTCGTCCCCGACCGTGCGGCAGTGCTCGAGGAGGTCTTGCACCCGGGCCTCGCAGACGGGGCAGACGGAGTCGATCAGGCGGAACCTTCGCCGCTTGACGTCCTCGATATGGATAGAGGGGTTCGCGGCCAGCTCGAGAGGCTGGACGTGAACGCGCCGTCCCCGGATCATCCGCGAAGCCTGAAGCCGGTCTGTCCCGGCTGAAGCCGTATGTTCGTCTCGGGATCCCCGGCGAGGGTGAACGGGTTCGGATCGCCGACGAGGCGCTTCAACGGGACGTCGACCTGGCTTCTGCTGACCACCGTAGTCGTGACTATAGCCACCGTCGGATCTTGCGGGAGGGTCTGGACGTTGATCCCGGCGAGCTGCTGCGGATACTCGGCGTCCGACACCTTCTGCTGCGGGAACTTCGAGTCCTGTTGGCTCTTGATGTTCTGGTAGGTGCTGAAGGCCTGAGATATATCGACCGTAATGACGGTGTTGACGGAGACCTGGCCGGTTGAGCCCTTTCCGCCGATGCGGTCAACGAGCTTGGATCCGAGCCAATTCCACTTCCAGTGCGACCCGATCTTCGTGAACAGGAACTTGTCGAACTCCTGCGCAAGGAGGTCCGTGTCACGTACCTCGGCGTACGAGTTGTTCTCGATCTGGTAGTCGAACTCGATCCGCGTTCCGTGGCAGCGCCGGCAGTCCACCTCACTCGTGACGTAGCTGACCTGGACGAGCGGCGAGTCGTTCTTGAGCTCTGAAGAGAAGACCAGAAGCTTGTTCCGAAGGAGCGGGTCCGCCGGGTCGTCCTTCACGGACCAGCCGGGGACGAGGAGCCTCCCGACCGCAGCGCGGCCCGGGACGATCCCGAGCGTGGAGTAGGCCGCCAGGATCCTGGCCGTGGTCGGCAGGGAGCTCGTCGTGTCGGTCCATCTCGGATCATGGAGCTGGAAGGCCGTGCCGCGCGAAGCAGTCCTGGAGCGGACGTACGTCCTCCGGTTCACGACGTCCACGTACAGGTCCGGGAACTTCAGCTGTAGATCCCTAGCCAGGTCCCTCGCGCTGACAGACCCGGGTATGAGCTGGACCATCTGCGGTGCGTCAAATCCGACGGACAGATACAGGAGGTCGTTCACGCCCTTCTTGATCCGGTACGGCTCCGGCCTCGAGAACGGGAGGGTCGCATACGAGTAGAGACCGGCCCGCGGGACCTCAACGTTGTCCAGGAAGACATGGATCTGGCTGTTCGATGGCGGGCGCAGGAACGGGGCGACGCGACGGTCGGACGCGTCGAGTGTGAGGGTCTCGTAGGCCACCTCGTGGGGGCAGATCCGCGGAGTGAAGAAGTCGAAGCTCAAGTCCCGCGCTCCTTGTACTCGTTCTTCCTCTCCTCGGCGTCGTCGAACGTGAAGTCCGTAGGCCTCCCGATATCGAGCCCGAAGCGGTCGTCCAGATCCTGGACGACGTTCGCGGATCCGGGCCTGGATATGAGGACCTCGACCGACGTGAGCTGGTCGTCGAAGGATCCGAGGCCGAGGCCGAGGAGCCTGTCTATCAGGGCGATCTCCTGCTGAACCTGGTCGGAGTAGTCGAGGGCTCGCTTGATCTTGTACTCGAGACGCTCGCGCTTGAACTTGACCGACTCGAGCTGCCACCTCTTCAGACTCTCGACTCGAAGTCCGATATCGCGGTCGAACCTTTGGGTACCCCGCTCCCTGCGCCCGTTCGAGTAGACATCGGAGAAGCCGCCAGAGGTAGTCGCATCCTTCTGCACGGACACACCGCCAGCCCTCGTCTTAAAGACGGGCTTATCCCGGGTCCGGAGCAGCATTGTCTGTTCCGGGACGCCACCGAGTATCCGGTAGGCCTGAAGAAGCTTCCCGGCGTACCCGGTCGCGGAGAAACCCGTCGGCTTCGGGCCGTCGTACGTCGTGGTGAACACGCCGACGCGGCTGAGCTCGCGCTGGAGCCAGCTCCTCCGGAGACGGAGCTCCATGGCCTGAATCTTAGAGAAGGCCTTGAAATCCTCCCACTGGGCCGTGGTGAACGTTCCGAAGAAGTTAAACGCCATCTCCGTCCACGGTACGCATAAAGAGCCGCTAGAAGGGGATCGTGAGAATGAACTTGATGGCCTCGAGAGCGGCGATGAACCCCTGCCCAGGCCCGCCGGCAGTTAGAACCATCCCGGAGTGAAGGCCGTATGGCGAGTCTCCCGGCTTGCTGTCAGAGGTGATCAGGGCCTGAACGAGGGTTTCGGCGCTCCCATTCGTGGTGCTCATAGACAGGACGCTCACGGATATACTGATCTCGAGGAGGTCGAGGAGGGCCAAAATCGTCTCGAGCATCTGCTTGAGGGCCCTGATCTTCTGGAGCAGGGTCTCGATGATGTCGGCGATCTCCTTCAGGGCGCTCTCTACCGCCTTCAGGAGCGAAGACAGGAAGTCCTCGAAATCGAAAAGGAATGGAGTCAGCGGCGGGAAGAGGTCTCCGACCGTGACGGAATACCATGATAGATATCCGGTCTGCGAGCTGACGGTGGACAGGGCCGTTCTGAGGAAGTTTGCGAGATCGAGGCGCTCCTGCACGAGGATGGCCGGAGGGGACCCTCCCTGGATCGGGAGCGGACTAACCATGATCTCCCCGGCCGCAAAAGTCCCGTCCGAATTAACTAGCTGCTCCTCTAGAGATAAATACGTCTCTATCTGGGCGTTGGACTCCGGGGTCATGCCGCCGACCACGGCCAGCAGGAACCAGGACTGCTTCTCAGTCAGGATACCCTGCACGATCTCATTGACACCCTGACTCCACTGGTCCGCAAGAAGGTTCACGAACGTCGAATTGTCGAACAGCTTGTCGACGACCGAGTTGGCGAGGCGGCGAGCCGTCGCGTTGAAGATGACGTCGTCCAAGAGCTGGCTTGACTGGGCCAGGGTTGCAGATCCTCCCGCGAACTCGAGGCGCGTCCGTATCAGCTCCTGAGTGGACTCGCTGTTGAAAGACGCGACCGACGCCTTGGCTACAGCTATCTGCCCACCGAGCATCCCGAGAGTGCCCCATCCCGTCTTCTGCTCCTGGCGGAAGGTCGTGTCATCCGCGTTGGCCGGGGGTAGGTCGAAGTTCAGCAGGAGCCCGGCCCTGATTGCGTCGTATATGTTCTGATACGCGTTAAAGGCCTGCGCACCGACGTCGACCTTCCTGGGGACGAAGCCCTTGACCACGCGGCTCGGCTTCCCGAGGGTCAGTTTTGGAGACGTCTTCAGGACCTGGAAGTTGCCGGATCTCGCAAGCCCGACCTGGGAAGCAAGAACCCCGTCCGGCTGCGTGAGGCCAAGATAATCCGTCGCGTCGCCGAAAAAGGCCCGGACCCTGTAATAGTAAGTTCGTCCCGGGACGAGCTTCTCGTCCTCATCAAGGTACCTGTAAGTCCCTGTCGCGATCCCGGTGATGAGGGCCGTATCTGCCGCCAGGGCGCTCGTCGGCGATCCAATCGGTTCTCCGTCCTTGGCCTCGCCGCTCCCTCCGAACTGGATCGCCCGCTTGCTGTTAAAGATCCTGTGAACTGTTCCATCCTCCTCACGGACGGGGATCAAGGAGTTGACGCGCGGAAAGCCGTACTTGGAGACCGTCGAGTCGACGACATTCCCGAGGTTATTCGAATTCGTCTGAATGCGCAGGACCTCCCCGCGTGAGTCCAGCTGCGAGTCGCCCTCGTCCTGCGGGAACGGGCCATGGCGCTCGATGACGAAGTTCGGGAACCGGAAAGCGTTGTAGAAAGCGACAATCTGTCCCGCGAACCCGGCGGCGCCCATACCGGCCGGGGACTGTGGCATCCTCCACTCGAGCGACAGGGCCTGGTTCAGATCCGAGTCGAACAAGTTCCGGAACTGCGATATGGCGTCCCCTCCCTGCTTCACCGGAAGGACCTTCAGCCCCACGGGGGCGGGGAGGCCAGAAAGGCGAATCGGATGCTTGATTAGGGCCAGAAGGGCGAAGAGTAGGCCGAGAAGGTCGCCAGGGGAGTCCGCGCCGATATAGAAGATGAGCATGGCGACGGAGGACCCGGGCGGGTACTGCGGACGGAAGATGTCAGAAGTGTCGTAGAATTTGCTGACGACCTTCGACTCGAACCCGGGGTATGCGCCGGACACGGAGTTGAGTACGCCGCTGAAATCCGGTTGGCTGAAGTCCGGGTGCACGAGGAGGACTGCGACGCCGGTGGAGCGGATCTGGTTGATGAGGGCGCGTAGGGCGGCCAGGAGCGCGGCTATGAGGGCGCGCAGGGGGTTCAGCAGGTCCAGCATGAAAGGCCGGATCAGGTCGAGCAGGGCCTCCAGGATGGCCTCGATCACCTCGAGCGCGGAAAGCGCCGTCTCCAGCGGGGGCCGGAGCGGGTCGAAGATGTCGAACTTGAAGGTTATGGTCTGCCATTCGGACATCTGGCGCCGCTATCCTCCCCCCATCCTTCTCAGTTCAGCCCTCTTCTTCTTCAACAGGTCCTCACACTCCGCTATGGACTTCTCGACGCCCTCCTTCATGACGTTGAGGAAGCCACGCACGTTCTCAAAGTTCAGATCCTGACCGTGAGACCACTTCGGCCCTACATGGTCTCCGCCACCAGAAGCTTCCGTTGGTCCTCCACGATCTTCAGGAGGTCGTCCTCCCTCTTGGTCGCGGCCTGCACCTGCTGTGCCAGCGTCCCGTCCTTCCTGTTTGTCCTCTGGTCTATCCATAGGTACCTCACTTCGTAGATGTTGTCGTCCGTGAGAAGGCCTTCGACCTGGGAAACGAACCCCTGGACCGCGGCGGCCCTGACCGCCACGAGGATGAGGCGCGCCGCCTTCCCGGCCGCGGTCGGCGCAGCGAGGAACGACTGGGTGGATGAGAGGAAGGCGAGAGTCTCTCGGAGAAACTTGGCGTAGAACTCCGCATGTGACGGATCGAGGAACGAAAGGAGACGAAACACGACGTATGGGGTCGATCCGGCCGACGGGAATCCTTGGAACGGGGACGTCGTGTCGACGGTGAGCGCGGTGGCCGTGGCGGAAGAGACCCTATACAGGCCGAGGTTCGCGCCCGACGGGACGTAGACCAGATATCCGTCCCCGACCCCGTCGAGGGTGAAGTTTGCGGACGGATCGGTAAGGGTCGTCGGCGCGGCGATCCCCGTCCCGGAGGAAACCGTGTCGCAGGCCGTGGCTATGGCCTTCTCCACAGACGTGATCTCAGAGTCTATGACGTTCAGCTGGGCACCGGAGCTCGTCGGCCCGTTCGCCACGTTCGTAGATAGGACCCCGACCTCGAGGGCGAGAATCTCCGAGTAGGTAAGTGGCCTCGAGGTTATCTCGAAGCTGCTCCCGACCGGGTCAGCAGCAAGGAGAGTGGCGCTAACAACGAACGAGGATGGGCCGACGAACTGGACGACCCTCTCAAGCCCGGCGTTCGGGCCGTCGACGAACCTCACCTTGTCGTTAATGGCGACGGGGACGGTGACGCCGGTCGCCGTCACGAGGTCGGCGCTGATCTTGGCGAATCCGAGGGAAGAGCCGGCCGCAGCCTCCTTCCCGAGGAGGGCGGACTCGCCCATGCGCCTGAGGAGCGGCTCCGGGAGGCGACCATCGTCGTTCTGCTCGAGGCCATCCAACGCGGGGATCCTGCGTGGCCGCAAGTCCTGGTTGTTCAGGGAGAGGGGAAAATCCAGGATCTCGTTGCCGGACACCGCATTCTGCAAAGTGCTTAGAGGTGTCGGATACGTGTTGTTGATGATCTGCCCGTTGTCCGTGTCGACCACGAGGTCGCGGCCCGGCGTGTAAAAATGGTTCTCCGAATTGCCGGCGTCCGAAATGTCCTGGAGGAGGCTTCCCTCGTCGAGGCTTGTTGGGGCCGCCAGGACGACGGTAGCCGGCTCGGTCGTCGTGGCAGACGAGACGGTGGCCGTGTACTGCTTGACCCCGTCGATGCTGTAGACGGAAACGTCTTGACCGCTGGCGAACCTGGGGACGAGGGACTCCTCGTCCCCGTTCTTCTCAATGGTGAAGACGGCGCCGCCCGGAACGGACGTGAAGAACGCCCTGGCCTTCGCGCTCCGGATCGTCTGGACACCCTTGATGTCGTCCCTGTCGAGGCTCCCGATGGGTTCCCCTCGATGGCTGTCCCCGACGTCCCCGCTGATCGCGGCCGACTGCACGGCGTATGTCGGAAACAGCCTCGAGAGCCTGTTCGGAGAGGCCATGTTCCCGTAAACGGGGACGCTGGAGAAGGTGAAGAACCCAGTCATCCGGATACGGTCGTAGAGCTTGACCTGATCGTCGATGTCGTTCGTGATCTCCGAGAACGAAGTCCGCGGAGGGTTGTCGACAGCGCCATCAAACCGGAACCGCCCCTGGTTTCCCCCCACGACTCTCCCGTCGAGGTCCGACAGGATATCCTCGTACACGTCAACAAAGTCGTTGTAGAAGAGCAAGAGGCGCCGGACGACGAGGTCGACGTTGTACAGGTGCTGCTCATCGAAGTATGGGCTCGGGCGTCCGTAGTCCTTGTTCGCCTGCCCAACCGCGTCCTGAACGGAGGGGCCGGACGAACCGGACGAGGCGCCAGAGCGGAGGAGGTCCTGGACCTCCGGGATGAAGGTCCCGACTGTCTCGACGCGGTAGAAGAAGGTATCCGGCGCGTACAAGTTGTAGGTGGCAACGAGACGCTGCCCCTGGATCCCGTTGTTTGGGCCCGGGGCGATGGCGTAAGCGTAGTTGACAGTGAAGACGGTCCCGGCCGGCTGGAACGTGCGGGCCACATACAAGGCGTACAGGGAGGCTCCAAACCCGAGCGGGGAGGTCATGGAAATAGAACCTCCCTCCGTCAGGACGTAGTCCACGTCCCTGACGAGCACCTTCCTGTCCGACCCCATTCGGACGAGCGTGAATGGCTGGTCGACGCTGGCAGGCATGCTCGTTTCGAAGGACGATCCGGCAAACAGGACCGGACGAACCGTCCTAGTCAGGGACGGGAGGACGTGGTTCCTCTTGGCGGCAGCGGCGAAGGTGATCCGCGTCCTACCGGACGCAGCGTCGTAAGAGGCGCTGATAACAGAGAACGGGGCCTCGTCGACGGTCACTATCGTCCCCGCCCTGTAAGAGGACGAGACGTCGCCGTCCACGAACAGGAAGTTGGTCCCCTGCGTGAAGATGTCAGCCGTCGCCGTCTCGGTAACGCGGTAGTCCCCACTGACGGACCCGGTCGCGAGAATGGCAGCGCCATCCGAGGAAACAGTCGGAACCTGTTCGAACGTGACGGACGTCACGTCCCCGGACGGGTCGTAGACAGCAGAGAGAACGATGACGACCTCGGTCTGCCCCACGAACAGAGCCGAGCCCGGGGTCAGCTTCCCGGTCTGGTCCCCGTTGAAGAACGTCGTCTGTTGCCCCTGCACGACCTGGGGCAAGTCGAGGTCGACGTTGGAGGAGAGGAGGTCGAAGACAGACTCGCCACCGAGGGCCTCCTCAACCCAGTAGTCAAGGACGAGGGATTGCCCCGACGTGATGGCCACGGCGAGCTGGATGGTCCCTGGGGCCTGAATCTCAAAGGCCTCCTGGTCGAGAGGGACACCGTTCAGGTAAAGGGTCGGCTGTCGGGCGGAGCTGAAGGTTCTGCCGTCGGGGTTGAACGTGGCTATCTTGGACCCGGCCGTGGTAGCCGCCGTCTCTTGACGGACCTTGAACAGGGCGTTCTCGACCTTGTTAACGGGCGTATACGTATAACCGTCGTCCTCGGTCTCGAGTGCGACGTAGGTGATGACGAAGACCTGACCGGGCTTCGCCGGAGTGCCGAGGTTTACCTGCCCGACGTTCACAGCAACCGAGTACTGGCCGTTGTCTAGGGCCACGAAAGGCCCGGCTTGCGAATTCGCTACGGAGAGAGAGAATTTCTTGTACGGAGGGCTGAGCTCCGTCCAAAAGCGGTCCGCGACGACCTCGGCAGCCGCCTTCAGATCCGCCGTCGCAGAGCCAACGGACGCGAAGCCAGGAGAGACTCTAACAGAAGAGGCCGTAACTAACTCAAGGACCTTGTAGATCCCCTGGTTCGCCCCGCTCTGAAAAAGGAGGAACTTCCCGACGTCCGCCCCGGAGAAGCCCGCGTCCGACGTGAAGAGGTTCGGGAGAGAGACAGTACCGGAGATCCCGGACCTGTTCCCAGGGTCATTCTCTCCGACTGGATCCAAGAACTCGAGCAGACCAGTGTCCGGGTCGAAGGAAAAATCAGTCCCGGCAACTATCGGGGACCCATCCCTAGTCACCTCGAGCCCAAGCTCGCTGACGGCGGCATCATCGAGCTTCACGCTCGGGGACGCGCGTAGGAGGGTCTTCTGGACGGTCTTCCGGAAGGCGAAGTTCACCTGATGAAGGTCGAGGTCGAGGAGGTACGCCCTCCCCTGCCCGGAGGGATCCGATCCGTCGAGGAGATTCCCAGTGAACGTGCCGCTCGAGCCCGGCGCCTGAGCGACGGAAAAAGCCAGGTCGGAGTCGACGAGGGGCGTGGTCGGGAGCATGGCGAACGGTGACGCGGTGACGCCGTCAACAACGATTTGCCCGTCCACGAAATACTGGATTGTGAAGTCCGGGACCTGAGCGATCCCGGACCCGTTCACGCCGCTTCGATAAAGCTGTACGGAGACCCCGTCCTCGACCGGAACGACGGAGTCCAGGTAGTAGAAGGTCCACCCGGACAGGGAGGAAACGTCGGAGGGGTTCATGTAGACCGCCCCGCTCGAAGAATCCAGGTACACCGACCCCGTCCCGGGCCGGCTCCCGGACGTATTGACCGGGTCCCTCATCAGGACGTTGAAGTACCGGCGCGACTGCCCGGAGAGCTCGGCGAAGATCACGAATCTCTGGGGATCCTCCACTCCGACCGCCGCGGCGATGGTGAAAGCCGAGGACGGGAAGGACCCGGCAGGGGAGCCGAGGAGGACCCTCGTGAGCTGAACTTCGCCTGTCGTAACGCCGTCGTAGTACAGGTCGACGTTTGCGTTCGCGTCGAGGTCGGTCGGGGAGATCCTGACCCGGCCGGTGTCCAGGGCCCAAGTGAAGGTACCAGAGGCCGGGGTCCCGAGCGACGCCTCGTTCGGTACCTGAATGGCGGAGAGGAGGGGCTGATAGCCAATCCTCACCCTCGGCATTTGTCCGGACGCCGGCCTCGGGTTGAGGAACAGGAAGTACTCGACCGCGGAAGACGACGGCAGAGACCCAATGGATCCAGTGGACTGGACCCTGTCGAAGAAGCTCTGGCGCTGCGACAGGACCGCCTGTCCGCCGTACGAGGTCACATCTGCCTGACTGAAGTTCAGCTGCCCGTCCTGGACCGAGAGCTCGACCGTCCCCTGCGCGAGCGAGGCCGGAGGCGTGAAGTCCCCCGCGGTCCCGACGAGGACGACGGTGAAGGTGACGAGCCTCGAGGTGGACCCAACGTAAAGGGAGTACGGAGAGTCCGTGACGGAAGAGTCCGGAATGGGCGCAATCAGGCGCTCCGTGTTCGACAACGGCCCGAGCTCGTCCGGTGGCCCGCCGGGGGCCGGGAGCCACCGCTTCGAAAAGCTGTCGTAGCGAAAGCGGACCACCGTCCCTTGGTTCTTCGTCCACGGGAAGCGAAGGCCAGGATCCGCGATCTCGGCAGACTTGGCCGCCGGATCCGTGCTCGCAGCGATGAGGACGTACTCGGCCCTGCCCGTTATCGAGTCCAGGGAGGCCTGGCTGGACACGACAGTGCGAGGGGGAAAGGTGAACCCGTTGTTCCCCTCGCTCAGCCTGATCCCCTCGAGGAGGCCTCCACTGGTGTCTATCGACATCGGTCACACGGTACTTGAAGGGTCTAAATTAGCTTCCCCACCCCGGTTCCAGTCCCGGGGCTGGAGCCGGAGGCCCCAGTTATTACGACGGCGCCAGAGGCCGAGGGGAGGGCCTGATCTATCCCGCGCGCTACCGCTGAGGCCAGGACGGGGCTCGAGACGCCGACCAAGGCCAGGCCGAAGAAGTTTGTGACCATGAGGGGAACGGAGACGGCCGAGTTCGGGACGAGCGTGGCCTTCCCGGTCCCGGCGCCGACCCCCGCGTTCACGGTGTTCATCAGGGCGACCCTGAGGGTGTCCGACACGGCCTTCGAGATGGCCACAATGAGGGACTGACGGAGGGGGCCCCGGATCTGCGCTCCCTCGAAAGTCGCGGTCAGGGAAGCGACGAGGACGGGAGTAGCGAGCGTAATCCCGGAACCGACCCCGGTCCCGGTCCCCGCAGACCCGACGTCAACGGTGTTGACGACGACCGAGCTGATCGCGTACTGACAAAAACCGTTAGATATCGCTGCGGCAAGCTGGGGACTCGAGACGCCGAATATGCCTCCTCCGCCCATGTACCCAGTCAGCAGTGCCGTCATGGCGGGAGGGACCAGCGGCATGCGTCATCCGAGGGTGACGGTCGGGACGCCCTTGATCGGGAGACCGGTCACGTAGTCGAGATGCGGACCGGGAGGGCCCGGGACCCCGGCCACAGCGGACCCGACCACGGCAACTCCGAGCTTCACTATCGGGGCGGTCACATTCGCGACCGTCCCGGCAACGAGGGACGCGGTGACTCCGGCGGTCATGGTTGCCGCCCCAGCGCCGGCGGTCAGGGCAAGATTCCCGGCCCCGACAGTCGCGGCGAGGTTCCCGGTGCCGACGTTCATGAGCATGTTCCCGGCCCCTACCGTCGACGCCATGTTCCCGGCCGTGACCGTGTCCGCTATGCCGGCCCCGGCGACGACGGTCCTGGCCATGGCACCGGCGAGGACGGTAGTGCTGTCGACGCCGGCGAGCATCGTCTTGAGGTCGGATAGGGCGAAGGTCGTCTGGCGGAGCTGCGCGTAGAGCTCCATGGTCTTGCCGAGGACCGTGTTGTTGTAGTCGCCGGCACACTTGCTCTTCTTGCCCCCGAAGCCGGCGTTGTCGGTGATGGAGAATGCCTCTGTGGCCTTCGACCCGCCGACGTTCTCAACCTTGTTCCCCCCGATCATGTCCATCTTGGACCCGGTGACGGAGTTGAAGTCGGATCCGCCCACCAGCGTCTCACGCCCCTGCTCCCCGGAGTAGACAGTCCGGATCTTCCCGGCCAGGTGGAGCTCGACAGAGACCTGTTCCGGGTTCTGAGGATCCGACAAGTCGGTGAAGGACCCTATGTCGAGCTTAACGCCGCCCTGGGTCCTAAGGTCCATGCTGACCTTGCTGTTCGGGTCCATCCCGACGATAGCCTTGATCAAGCCTACGATGTTCGCGTCGACGGACTTCCCCTTCTCCTGCACGCCGCCCGTCGTTGTCATCGGGACATGCAGAACGACCTTCCCCTCCTTCGTGATACCGAAGGCGTACTGACTGACTCCGTTCGGACTGCGCACGTGGAAGAGCCTGCACAAGGCCCTCGTGTCGGCCTCGGTCTGGCTCGTCAGGGTGTCCACGGGCTCAAATATCGGGCCCGGGGACGGGGCGGCCTGGTCCGGGTCGTCGAAGACCCGCATCGTCATGATCCGGCCGTAGAGGGACCGGCCGTGCTCCGTGTAGGGGTCATTCCCGACGACCGTCCCCTTGACGTCCTCGATGAGGATGGGCGGGACTGGATCTATCTGTACGCCGTCCCCCTCCTCGGTGACGGCCATGATCCCGTCGCTCGTATGCCGGATCTCCGTCCGGTCCTCCACGTAACACTGGTCCGTGTCGGCAAAGCTGTTCTCGTGCTCGCCGAGGACGGAATAAGAGGCGCGCTGGCCGTCGGCAAGCACGACGAAGGGGTAGAACGGATCGGTCGGATCCGTCGGGATCGGGTCGGCGGGGGTCCCGTCCGGGTTGATCAGGCCGAACTCCCTGAGCTTCGAGAACGCGGCGCTGTCCGAAGTCACCTTCGTCAGAAGGGCCCTGAGCGGGTTTCCATCCCCGTCCTCTCCGACGGTGAACTTCCCGGACACGAACGTGTCGTAGTCATCCTTGGACGGGTCGAAGCCGCTCAAAGCGAGGTCGGGCAGGAAGTTGAAAGCCGTCCTCTTGATGAGTCCGCGCCTGTAGTATCCGGCCGCGTTGCTAGTGAACTCATTCACGGTCTGCAGGATGGCGGTCTGGTCGGAATCCCGAAGCAGGTACTCGTTGCCGGCCCGGTTCTGGAGGGCGGCGTTCCTGTCCAGGAGAAAGTCTGCTCCTTCACTAGCGGAGGCCAGGAAATCGCCAGGGTATGCCTTGCGGAGCTTCAGGCGGACGACACCGAGGTTCAGGTGCGGATCGTCTGCGAGCTCTGGGGCCAGGCGCATCGCCTCCGAGGCGTCGTCCGGATCGACAGTCGAAAACGGTTCGTATTCCCTGCCCGGGAAAACGCCAACCGTCATGACGCTGATGATGTACGGGACGTAGGCGCGCCCGTCATACCGCCTCCATCCAATGACGACCTTCGAGTTCCTCTCCGGGACGTTCCCGGACCAAGAGCGCGGCCCCCCGCCAGCAGGGGCGGGGAGAGGGACATCGAACCGCTCGCCGACCCCACCCGTCTCGAGCTGGACGGAACACACCATGGTCTCGGTGTCGACGTGCAGGATCCGGCCTACCCAGAGGAGGGACCGGGCCTCGGCGCTGTCCAAGGACGAGCTCCTGGCTCCTCCTGGCCTCCTGGGGTCTATCAAGAGCGGGGACTTCGTGTCCGGGCCGAACTTCGGATCCTTGACCATCGTGAAACCCTACTTCGAAGGTAACGTCACTCCATGCCGGCGATACAGGTCACGACCATAAGCGGAAAGCTGATCGAAAAGGCGAGGCTGGAGGTGGAGACCCTCTCGAACATGAGGGAGGGCCAGAACTTGCAGATCAGTATCGCGGTCAAGGACAAGAACCTGATCCACTTCCTCGGAAAGCAAACCGGGATGGAGTGTGTCCTGGAGCGCGAGGAGGACAAGAGCCACTATGTCGTCCTGACGATGAAGATCATGCATTTCCGGCACATGCTCGACTATTCGACTGGGGAGCTGGATAGCCAGGTCTACGTCTCCCCGGCCAGCAGGACCGTCGAGGAGGTGCTCACATACCTCCTCGACCGGGACAAATGCAACCCGAAGTTCGTGGAGATGCTGAAGCACCTCTAGTTAGAAACCGGTCGTCCCGCTGCCGGACGGGTTCACGAGGGTCGGGAAGGAGACCTGCCTCGGCGCGACCGGTTGGGGATCGTCCAGCGTCTCCTTGAAGTCTTGAAGGCCCTTCTTCGTAAGACCGAAGTTGAAGTTCGCACCCTTCGTAAGCGCTCCGAGGGCATCCGGGTCCCCCATCGAGGCCCGGTCGAAGAGCGAGTTCTTCGCCGGACGGAGGACGTTGTCCTGCTCCCCGGGGTCTGGGACCGTGACGTCCATGCCGCCGTTGATCGCGTACTCCTCGCGGAACTTGTTCTCCTCGTAGTCCTTGTTGAACCTCTGTACGAGGTAGTCGTGCAGGATGTTGAAGAACCCGCCGGCGCCCTCGAGCCTGAACACGTCCCCAGCGGCGACCGTGACCGTCTCCTGGGCGGCCGGGATCTCACCGGTGGCCGCAAATTGCGCTTCGAGCTCGGCCGCGTTCACCTCGATGTTCCCGGCCGAGACCTGGACCGGGCGCAGGACCTGCTGCACAAAGGACAGAGGTAGGACTGACAGCCACTCGGTCCTCCCGAGCTCGCACGCGCAGCGCTCGAACCCTGCGGCATCCAGGCCGGTGGACAGCGTAGGCTTTAGCTCCGCAAGGGTCACGGCCCTGCGGAGGGCGTCGGCCTCCGCGAAGACGGCGGTCCCGTTGTCCGAGTTGCGCCTGAAAGAGTTCGAGTACGTGTTCTGGTTGGTCGGATTGACCTCCTCCAGGTGTTGATCGTCGACATAATTCGCCCCCTTGAAGGAGGCGCCGGTCATATAATCCTCGGGTTGCATCTTCTCGAAGGCCTGCGCGAAGCTCGGGGATCCAGGACCAAGGTTCGGGGCGTTCTGGGCGGCGGGGTCCGTCAGGAGGCCCCCATGCGCCGCAAACTGAATGTTTAGCTCGTTCACATAATTCGGATTCTGATCGACCGTGTTCGGATCGGGGAGCTGGACTTGGCCGCGATCGATGTAAGCCCCGCGCCCGTAGCGGTAATGTCCGATCACCTCGAATCCGAACTCATCCGAAACCGGGCGGATCATAATGTTCAAGGAGGCGAGCTTCTTGATCTTCCCGCCGTTCGCTTTCGTCGTCCTGATCTGGGCCTGAAGGTCAGAGTATGCCTTAGAGGCCTCGTCGTAGGTAGCCTTCGCGCTCTTCACCAACTCTTCCTTCTGCTGAACGGCGACATCAGCCTGACCCTCGAGGCTGGACGTCGTCTTCACCTTCCCCTTCGCCTGCTTAAGCTGCTGGAGCTCCTTCAGGGCCTGCTTGTAGGCCTTGTTCGTCTCGTTTACCTTCGTCCTGAGCTCAGGGAGCTGAGCCTCCAGGGCCTTGGCCTCGGCGTCAATGCGGGCCTTCCTCTCCTTTGCATCCGCGACGGTCTCCGCCCCGACGGAGTCCCCGTCCGCGGCCTTGGTCCCGGCGTCGGGATCCTCCGTACCGGTCCCCCAGGTGATCCTGTCCGTCGGGATGACCGAGAACTCCTTGAAGCGGCCATCGAAGTCGTGCGCATAGTCGTAGGCGCCGGCATTCGACATCCCGGTTTCATACCGGTGGATCCTCAGACGATCGATGATCTCCGCGCGCTTGTCGTTCTGGAGCTGGGTAAAGACGTCCCCGATCGTCCTCGCGTAGGAGAAGTTCGGTCCCTCCGGCCTCTTCTTGTCCTGCTTTTGCGGCTTGTGGCCCTTCTTGCTCCCGCTCCCCTGGAGAATCTCGGCGAGCTTCTGTCCACTGAGGGTCGTCCGGTACACCATGACGGCGTTCGGGAACCCGAGGAGCTTCCCGGTCTTGGGATCCCGGAGGATCGCGGGGCCCCCATATCGCTCCTCCTGTCCAGCATCGGTCAAGCTCGACGTCTGACCGACACCCGACGGGAAGCTGATGGCGAAAGTCTCCTCCTCGACCGCCTGGCTCTGCTTTGTCTTCTGGTTCTTGGGCGTGACGGTCTTCGACCCCGTGACGACGACTCTGCCAATGTTCTTCGGGGCGACGAACTTCCGACGGCGCGCCATCAGAGTGAGGGCCGTGACGGCCTGCCCTCCCGGCGCGTAGTTGTGCGAGATCCCCTGTATGTAGAAGAAGGCATCATACTTCGGGATCCAGACCGGGAACCCCATACGGATCTCCGGACGCATCGGGATGGTGACCGACATGGAGTGCCGCCGGGCGTTTATCTTGTCCATATGGTCGAGGAGGTGGTAGAACAACTTCCTCGGATTCCCGGCCCACTCGAGCTGAAGCGACAGATGCCTCCATCCGTACCTCTTCAGGAGGTGCCAGTCGATGACGCCAGTCCGCGGCGTCGTGATGTCGTCGTTCAGGCCCCAGTCCGTGACCCCGCCGAAAGCGTTCCCGCTGGACGTGACATGCGTGTACACCTCTTGCTCGGACTCCGTGATGGAGTCATCCATGATCTCGAAGTCCTGGATCCAGCTGACGGGCTTGTTCGGAAGGACGTTGAGGTTGTAGAACGGGGGCTTGAAGACGATATCCCCGGTCGTGTCGCAGTAGAACTCGTAGCCACCGGCTTGGTCCCTAGCCGTGATGGCGACAGCGAGTTTGCTCTGGGTCTCGTTCTGAAAGAAATCGACATCACCGGCCCTGGAGACATCTACCTTGAACGCGGCGATCTCATGTGGCTGAATCTTGAAGAGGGACGTCTCCGGGTTCAGGTTGAGTTGGGCGGCCTCCTCCTTGAAGATGTCATTCGCTATCTTCACCGGAGACACGTTTCCGGGATCGCCGGCGAACGTGTACGCCTGCCCGCTGGTCCCATACAAGACCAGGCTGTTCCAGATATTCCCGAATTTGAGCTGCCAGTACACCATGATGTCCTTGGCGTACTGAGCAATGACCCCGCGCTCGGCCCCGTCCTCCGGACGGAATGAGGTGAAGGACCCGGTGGTAATGGAGAAGTCACCCATAGCCTCGCGGGCCAAGGCTATGATGACGGAGTACGGGTTCGCGCCGGCGAACTTGTTCTGGAAAAGCTGATATCCGGATCCCGACTTCGAGGTATCGAGAAAGGCCGGGTTCAGGATGACGTTCGTTATCTCCCACCACCGCAGGATGTCCTTGCAGTTCAGGCTGACGGTGGTAACCCCGTTCGACCAGTTCTTCGTCACGGAAGAGACGAGACCCCAGAAGATGCGGTAATACTGGGGGAACCCGCCGACGGTGAAATATCCCTTGGCGTAGATCTCGATCTCCATCATCGAGATGATGATGAGCTCGCCGTCCACGTAGAACTGATTAATGTCGTTGTCGGGGATGGACAAGGTCACGGTCGCGGACCCGGGCGGGGACTCGACGGACGTGTCCACCTGTATCCCGGTCAGGTACCTGTTGACGTCAACCTCCCTGCGGCACTCCCCGCAGGCTATCACGGACGTCTCCCCCTGGATCGACACGTAGGCGTCCGGGGTCAGAGTGAGGTAGGGACGCCGGTTCGGCTGCCACGTCCCCCTGAAGGCCGAGGTTCTCGCCACGTCAGAACCCCATGCTGTCAGCTATGAGGGAGTCGATGACGGGAGACCCGCCGGGGAGGGGCATGTCGTACCTGACGTTGAACTTGAACTCGTATGCCATGTTGTGGGGCCTATCCGCGGAGTCCTCGACGGAAAACGTATCGAAGGAGCCGAGATAAACATGCTGGTCGTAGTAAACGAAGACGCTCATCGCGAGGACAGGGATCCCAGTGTCTGATTCCTGGCCGGCGAACAGGATCCCGTTGTTCTTGTAAATCATCGCGAGGCTCAGGAGGTTCGCATAGCTGAGCGAATGGACGCGGAATGTGTTCGTGAGCCCGCCAGACCCTTCGGCGTCCACCACGTACTGCCCGGCCGTCATACCAGAGGCCTCGAGGCTGAAGGGCCGCTCCAACCAGTTGTGGACAATATGCCCATACCTGCCCTTGGTGCTCGAGTCGGCGCTAGCCTCGTACCTCCGGCTCATCTGGCTTGGGTTGATGAGCATGATGAGCGGAGGGGTCTGATTAACCAGGTCGATCTGCCTCCGGAGGGAAGCCGTCTGCACCGCGGCCGCGGCAAGCCTGTTCTCGTCCGCGACTTGGACCGTCCTCCCGAGCCCGTCACGGAGTTTGTCGTCCGGGTCCGTAACGTACCCGGACTTCATCAGGAAAGCCTGAGGAGGAGACTCGTTGGCGTTGGTCTGTGCCTCGGTCTGGGCGGCCTGCGGTTCTGTCGGCTGGGCACCGGACGCGATCTGGGACTCTGCCTGGGCTATCGCAGAGTCGATGCTGACAGGAAGGGACGCGTTCCCCATGAGCCTGGCGAAGTCCGTGTTGTCCACGACCCCCTTCTTGTGCCCGCCGGATATGCCGTCGGCCGGCTTGTTCTGCTCATACGCGTTAAACATCGGCTCCAGCTGACCCTTACCGCCGATGGCCTTCTCCACGGCCGCCTTCTTGTCCGGAGGCAGGGAGCCGTAAGTCTCACGACTCATGTATCCGCGCCCGTACCCAGGCAGGTTGTACCCGCCAAAGTGCGACGCATACATCTGTCCGGCGGTCTTGTACCGCGCCATCCCAACCTTCTTCAGATAGGTCTCGATGTAGGGGAGCTGCTCCTCCCCGGAGAGTTGGTTGAATGTGTCCCACTGTTCCGGGGGCACGCCACCGACCCTGATCGCGGTACTCTTGATGAACTGCGCGATACCTTGGGCAACGACGTGCGGAGGCTTCCCCCTGATGGCCTGAATGGACGGGTCGAACCTGCTCTCGTTGTTGAAAACCTTTGCAAGTTCCCTTGCATTGATGCCGAGCTTCTGGCACATCGCGACG